ATGTCAGATGCAGACCTGATCCACCCCCTCTTCAAAGCGATCAACGAAAACCAGCTCGCACTGGAGGCTGCTCTCTTGGAACTGTCTAACTGGATCGAGCGGCAAGGCGGTGTCGAGGCAAGCAGGAATGCGCGAGCTGCACTCGAGGCACTGGACCGTAACGATGCATTCATCAAATTGACGATCGCGATGCTTAGGCCGTCGGACGGTTGCGGCTTATAGTCAGACCTCCCTGCAATACCACGACTGCGCATACAGCCGGCCGTCGAGTTCTTCCAAACCGCTGAGCGTAAAGGCGTTGGTCGCCATCCCCGACAGTCGAGCATCGAGCAGCGGCGGCAGAGGGGTCGCGTCGAGCGGCATACCCTGCGGCCTGATTTCGGCGATATCGCTGCTTCTATTAAGCGCCTGGCACATCTGACTCCTGATGTTGATGTCGCCCCTAATTGGCTTTCCGCCTTGGATATCCTTCCAAGACCGGGCGACGCCGTGTTCTCTCATGTGGGTGATTAGGAAATACATCTTGCTTGCTCGATACTGGATAGATAAACAGTATCGTTTCGGGCATATGCTTATTCAACCGGCGCTGACGAATGACTTGTCAGGGCACATCTTTGAAAAACAGATGTTGCCCGAGCTTGAGTGTTTGCTTGGCGCCCCTCGTCCACGTCGGCGGACGCGGCATGGTCGTAGCGTAATAGTGCGTGGCACCTTTGGTTGGGTCCGGCGCCTTGCTGTCGATCACATGGTCTGCCGCCATCCGCGCCCGGGCGAGCTCTTTTGCTGGAATCGGCTTCGCGCCACTCAGATACGCATAGTTGGGGTCGTTCTTGTTCCAGCAGCTGAACTGCCACGGCTTCAGGCACACACCGGCATAGCCCTCGCCCCACCAGTCCGGCTTGCCGTCGTTGTGCAGGTCCATCTCCACGCGGTTGCGGATGGTCCAGGCTACGGCGATCTGTCCAGCCAGGCTTTCGCCGCGCGCCTCGCCCCACAAGGTGCGGGCGAGGATGTCGCGGTCTTTTTCGGAAACAGCCATTGGTTTTCTCCAGGCAAAAAAAATCCCGCTCGATGGCGGGTGCTTTGGGGTGCTGTAACGCGTCACATCAGGTCGATGGAACGAGCCTCTGGCGCAGCAATGATTACGGGCACAATTGGCTCAACGGGCCACACGGGCGCGGCGTACCAGGTCGCCTGAGTTGTGACCTTGCCGAGCGCGAACTTGTAGGTCTTCCAGGCTTTGAGATTGATCAGTAGTGCGGCTTGCTCTGCCTCATCTTCCTCGGTCGCTTCGCCGATATCGATGCCAAAACCGATAGTGTCCACACGGTCCTGAATTCGCCCAATCTGAGTAACGGCACTGGCATTCCGGGCTGAAAGCTCTGTCTTCGCCGTGGCAAGTTGTTCAGCCTGGGCAGCAGCGTCCTTCATTGCTTTCGTAATCAGCTGGCTCCAGTCGATATTCATACGCCCTCCTTGCTTACGGTTTCTTCGACTTCTGGCGGTAGCGGTGCAGGGAAAATGACGATGCCGTCCGGCACGCTCAACAGCGGCTGTGGAAAAGCCTGCTCCGGGCTGAAGTTCGTCGGAAGAGGCAGGAACAATGTCAGTTCAAGTTCTCCGTCGCGTTTCTCGACCGGCCCGGCGAACCATATTGAGTCAATGGCGGCAGCCGGCAGCGTGTCGCCGTCAGCCATCGGTGAAAAATCGAAGGCCTCGCCATTGATTGTAAGTGTTTCGCCTGAGCGAACGACTTCAATTCCGAAATCCCGACTCTGCGGGGAAAGATTAATGCGCATCAGAACCACCTCCCAATTGCGACATACCGACAGTTAGCAACCGTCTGCGCCACCGAACCGTTTCTGAAAATTGCCGTGGCACTGTGCACGGCTTTGCTGTTCACCCGTGTGAAACCATACATGTCGTTGCTCGCGTTCGGCGAGCCATTGCACTCAAAGTAGTAATTCGTATTGATGAACAACGCGGGAAAGGTAGCAGGCGATGAAACCGTAGCGACTGAGCCAGCGGCCACGGCAAAGTCCGGCATTGGCCCTTGGCAGATCAGAGTGCCGTCGGCGAGCTTCGTGTAAGTTCCATTGGCGTTGGTGAGCGTTTCAATAATGGCACCAGTGGGAGTCCCACCCGACTGAGCAACCGTCCCCACAATTGCCGACGGCGTCAGTTTGGCAGCTGTACCGGTACTGTTTCCCGTCCCGCCCTGGGCAATGCTGAGCTCAGTGGTCAGTCCAGAGAGCGACGTGATGTTGCTGTTGGCCCCACCTTTTACCAAAGTCTCCCATGCACCCCATGTCCCCGCCACTTGCGTACGGTGGTACAGGTTGTTGGTGGTCAGGCCTTGAGCAAACTGAGAGGCATAGCCGGCGGCGGCATGAGGGTCGTGCTCGATGCTGCAGGTGGACTCTGGCAGGTTGAGCCCGCCAGAGGCAAAGGTGTAGCGGCCCTGCACCGGCAAATTGTTCGCATCTACAGTGTTGCCTTGTTGCAAGCCACCATTGCCCATCCGACCGAAAGCGCCCACGACCAACAAGCTGTTGAGAGTCTTATCCGAGAAGCCGGTTTGACGCACCAGGTTCAGGGCGCTTTGCGCATCCGCCTGGGTGTTACCGCCGGTGCCGCCGTAGATAATGGGCAGCACTTCGAAATTTGCTGTCGATCCGAGCGCGGCCAGCTTCGCGCCGTATGTATTAACGAGCGAACGCAAGGCGTCGGCAGAATCTTTGACGTAGCCCTGCATGGGCGCCAGGGCGTACCCGGCTCCAGCGCCGGTTGACGACAGATAGGCGGGAGAAATCGATAGGGCGGTATCGCTGGCGATGTTGACTACTTCGTACCATCGACCATCAGGCCCGCGGAAGGCATCACCCACGCGGCCATTGGCAATGAATGCCGTGCCCGTGCCAATAACCGTTGTTGAATTTAAGGCGACAGCGACCGTTCCCGATTTATACCAGGGCATTGATTATCTCCAAAAGTTTGGGTCAGGCCAGTAACTTGGCGCAGAGAAAAGGACGATGACCTTGATCGGTCCAGGCGGCGGTGGCTAAGCTGTAAAGCATGATCCGTCCATTGGCGTAATCCACGCCCACTGCGCAACCGCCGCCCGTGGCTCCGTCGTGGCAATGCATTGCGAATGAATTGATTGCGATGAACTCGCCGACACCCATTACTTTATTTATGCTCCAGAAGTATCTCCGCCCAACCGAAAGCAATTCATTACCCACGTACGTCCAGTTACCAGCAGCGAAAGTTACGATTACTGCTGGCGCACCGCTGTCATATACAAGCTCTCCTCCCGCACCCCACAACCTCATTCCATAGTTTGCAGTTCCCATCGACGCCCATGCCGCCACAAAGTACTGACCGCTGAGCACTCCGTTAACGTTTGAGGCGTACATTGCAAATCCCGTCCAATTGCCTGGCCCTCCAGTAAACCAAATGGATATGGGAACCTGTATTTGTCCGTTTTGATCTGGACGAATAAAAACGATTGGAGGGTCTTGGCTGGTCACGGCCCGGGCGAATGTGCCAATTGCTGATCCGTTACCAGAGTACGAGCCTCTTGTGAGCATGCACAGGCGGGGAGCCTCAGAGTCGATCTGGATGTAAGAGCTATCGTTGATGCTCTGAAAGCCGTGGGTCATGTGGAAAACCTTATCGCGTAGGCCTTGGCGACAATCCTTGTCTGGTTGGTGTTGTTCAGGTTTGCAGAGGGGTTGGCAGACCTGACAACAACCTGGCCAACCGAAGTAGTTACATAGGGGTATGACTTGGTGTTGCCTGTTGCATCCCCCTCCGCTGTTTGCACATCCTGAGGTCGTGTCGGGATAATCATGAAAACGCAAGTTGCGGGGTTAAACCCGGGAATGTTGAAAGTGTAAATCGTCGGAGTGTTACCACTCGTCATGCTGAAGTTGATCACTCCCTGCCAAAGAACCTGATAGGTGAATGAGTTGGTATCCATGCCGAGTTGGCCGCTCTCGTTGAAAACCTGAGCCCCATAAAGCGCCATTGTTCACCCCAGATAGCCGAGACGGACGCGCAACACATTGTTGGCGTCGTAGACGGAGACGTTTAGCGAGTTGATGACAAGACGGCCTTGGCCGGGCACAACACCGTTGATTTCCAGCGTGCCGTCCTTATTCAGGATCCACCCCTGCTGACCGGCGATGTAGTTTGTAGAGCTGATGTAGCTGCCGATCTTGGCATTGGTGATCGTGCCATCCGCGATGAAAGCCGAATTGATGAACACCTGGCCGCCCTGCACCGCAAAGGGAACTGAGACGGCGCCGCCGGCGATGGTATTGACGATGGCAAAGCGGTCGGCGCTGACAAGAAACTGGCTTTGCAGGCCTGCGCCTGTGTTCTCGATGCCAAGCCCTATGCCGGCGGCAATGTACTGCCCGCCTGCGGTGACCTGCATCTTCACCGACCACATCGTCGTCAACTTTCCGGCGGTATCGGCGTAGGCCGTTGCCGTCTGCTGGATCGCGGCAGTGTTCTGCTGGATCGCCCCTGCCTGTTGCTGAATTGCTCCGCCCTGCTGCTGGATGGTCGAACCATTCTGCCCAACAGTGACGCTGAGCTGATCGATCTTCGTTGCAGTGGAAGACTGGTTGGTCGAAACGACCTGCTCCAGCGTGGTGACGTTCGCCGCGTTCTGCCCGACCTTGGCATCAAGAGTGGTCGTGATTTGGGCCATCGCCTCGTTTTCCGAAGTCCTGACCTTGGCCTCAGTCGCGATCGCCGCCGTGCTGGTCCAACCCTTCAGCGCATCAGCCAGCTCCCCTTCCCCGTTGTCATCCCGGGATGAGGCGCGCAACGCTTGGAAGGCCGTTGCCTGCGCCGTTACAGCGCCGTCGAGCTCGGTGATATCAGCTGTGTTGAATGCGACCTGCTGGGCCAGGCCGCCGACTGTTTCAATCGACTGCCCAACGTCCAGCCAGTAAGTGGCATTCGGTGGAGGCGTGTTGATCGGGACCGCGATTTTGGCCTGAAGTATCCGGTCATTCTCGACGATCATCTGGCCCTTCGCGTACGTTTGACCTGGCTTGTACGCAGTGAGGCCGTCGAGCGCATCGATCTGCGCCTGCAGCCCTGGGATCTTCTCGATCTCGCCGAGCAGGTTCTGGCTCAGCTCCGTCTTGGTGATCTTGCCGGCGAGCGCGGCCAGATAGGCCGAAACGTCATTGGAAGTCGAAGTCGGCACATAGAGGAATGCACTTTTCCCATAAGCATTGATCGATCGCACGAAGTAATAATAATTCGTGTAGAACGCCAAGCCTGTATGTGTGAAAGACAACCCTTGCCCCAAGTAGTAAGCATTCGCCGCTGTTGCCGTCGGCGAGGTGCTGAAGAAGTACTCGTATGTGCCGCCATTGAGCCCGTAGTTCGGGTTCTGAGGGATCAGCACGATATTATTGATCGAGGATTGGACCACGCAGGATTCGGGGATTGGCGGACCGTTTATGCTGATCACGATTGTCGCCTCGCCAGAGCGCGCCATAGGCCCGGCCGCCGAGACACTCAGCGTGTAATTGCCAGACGGAAGACCATTGACGGCGCACTCTGTCGACGTGGCCGGAACGTTGTGCGATTGAATGACGTTCGCGCCTTGGCGCACGGTCAGGATGTATTCCTTCACGATTCCAGCGGGCGGCATCCACGACAGCACGCCTTGAATCACCTCCGCGCCGGTGTTCTGGGTCCACGTGAGATTCGTCGGCGAGCCCAAGCCGCCGGCTGGCAGATTGATAAAGCCGATCGGGTTATATGGCTGCCCCACCGCATCGTTGAACTGCGCAGCCTCGTATTGGGCGACCGACACACTGCAGCCGTCTTTGTTTCCCATCGCCCAGTTGGTGACGATGAACTCACCCAAGATGTTGAGCGAAGGGAGATTCACCCGGATAACACGACCTGGGCGGCAGTTGTAGCCGGACAGATTCATTGGAATGTTGATCGTGCCACCGCCGCGCCGCCTACGCAGTTCGATATTGGCCAATCGCTGGGACTGGTACGGGTCGGTGACGTAGGAGAAGGTCAGCGTTTCCGCGGCTTCACCGCCATCTTCAACCACCCACTCATCGATTCGAACCTCTGGATAGTCCGTCTCAGTCCAGGATTGCGACGGATCAATGAAGGTGCCGCGGACGGTATTGATGGCGGCATCGTTGGTAGGCTCGGTGCTGCCTGTGATGGTGCCGATCACCATGTCTTCGGTGACTTCGAAGTCATACGGGCCGTAATAGGCGCCCGCCTGAAGCATCCATCGGCCGCCCACGCGGATCAGTTTGCCTGCGCATGACGCCTCCAGCTTTTGCAGGACGCCCCCGCGCTGTTCATCAGCTCCAATGACGCAGGCCGACCGGTAGCGTTGGCTGGTGGAGCCTCCCGCGTTTATGACGCTTTCGTCGCAGACGTTGGCTGCGCTGGCGAAGGTCGAGAAGACGATTTCATCATCAGGCACGCCGCAGCGCGATCGCAAAAACCAAAGGATGTGCAGCGCGGTGTTGCCCGAGTAACCGGAAGTGCCTGAGCGCGGGTCATAGATATCGTTTCTGCCCCGGACAATGAAGCGAACATCAGGAATGCCGGAGGGGAACTTCTCCGCGCTGTAGCGCAGTGAAAGCCGAACGAACGACAGTCCTCGACCAATTTGGCTGTCTTTCCAGCCGGCGCAATTGGCCACCAAGAAAGCATTTGGCTGAGTGGGGTTCACGATCAGTTCATAGCTCGCGGACGCGCCGAACGAGCCGATCTCTTCCTCGCCGAGGTAGATGTTTTCCAATGCATCAATGGGGCCTTCGCTCAGCACATAAACCATGTGCAGCCACTCGCCCTCACTCTGCACGCCGGATTGCTCTTGAGCCCAGACCAGCACGCCACCGGTGGCCACGCGCCCGAGAATGAAACGGACCGGTGCCTTCGATGACCTGACGGTTTGAGCTGATGGCTCGCTGTTCCTGAGTGGAGATTTGGTGTTGAGCTTTTCTTGCTGCTCCGCAGCATAGAAGGCCAGGCCGGCGCCGATCACTGCGCCCCACGGGCCACCTTGAGCGAAACCAACAACCGCGCCGACGACGACTTGGGCGAGCTTTTTAACTCCAGAACTCATTATTCAACTCTCCATGCCGCCAGCGGTTCGCACTCAACCCGCGAAACGCCGTCATCGGTGGTTGACCAGTAATCCCCGGCCCAGAAAACAGCCATGCTTCGGCCGCGCGGCGCGTCGTACAGCACAACGTCCCCGCGCTGGATATAAGGCAGAGCAATCCGCGAGAAGCAGGCGTCCCATGCCGCTTCGAGGCTGCCGTGCTGTCTCTTCAACTGCCGCTTGGCGCCGCTCTCGGTCTTGTACTTGCCGCGGTAATTCGTCGCTGGATCGACACCGCATACGGCGGCCGAGCAATCAGCGGCGAACACGCAGCAGTCAAATTCGCCCCATGAAAAAGGCCGCCCTTGGGCGGCCTTGATCACGTCATGCAGACGCGTGGTCCAATCTCTGTGTCGCATGGCGATTACTCGTAGTTGAATGTCGGGGCATCCTTCGTGGACCCCCAATAAATTGGCCACTCGGACATCTGGGCGATCGCGTAAAAGAAGCGGTCGCCCTGGTGGCGCGCGCGGTGGTTTTCATCCGTGAACCGCTCGGTTCCAGTGCGGCTCCACTCGGCCATGCGGTCAATAACCGGAACCGTGATGCTGTTGCCGTCCTGGCCATTGCCGGCGAATGAGAATTTGGCGGCATCCATGCGGCCCGAAAACAGAATGTCGGCGGCGTAATTACCGGCTTCGTCGAAGACGATGAACAAGACCTTCGCCAACCGCCCGCGGCATCCCCGAACGTTGGTTTCGGAAAGGATGTAGGAATCCAGACCGCTCAGCGTCAGATCGACCGACATGGGCGAGCCGGAGTTGTCGCTTTCCTGCGACTGACTCACCTCGCCGAAATTACCCACGCCGTCATAGGTGATCCCGTCCACGACCAGTTGGCCGGTGCCGGTGTGTGCGAAGACCATGCCGTCGACGAAGTCGAGCTGCACGGCGTAGACGGGCATAAATTTGCCCGTCGCAATGATGTCCACGACGCTTTGGCTGAATGGGAATGCAGATGGCATCAGAACGCCTCCCTGAATTGGTAGCTGCCGTTGGCGACAACAGGCCGGACCGCCAACGACCAGGTATCGGATGTCATGCGCATCTCTGAATATGGATTCAGGTACTCAATCGCCGTCCCGGCCACCATGGTTTTGCGAATGCGTTTGTTGAGCGAAACCGTCACTCGCCCCTGCGCATTTGAGGAAACCGGGTCGGTGACCTCGAACATTTCGCCAGCGATCGTGATGTAGTCGCCGGCGCTGAAAACTGGAGCGTTTGGGGCGGCGCCCTGGATCAGCATGCTGCGCGCCTGGGCATTGCCGGTGACGACCGCCAGCGAACCAACGCTGACGGTCCGCCGCCGAGTGAATGCCGGCATATTGAATGTCCCGAACATCCCATCCAGCTTTCCGAGGAAGGACGTGAGCTCTCGCTCCTGCGCCCGCGTCAGAAGCCCAAACGTGAGCGTGCATTGCCAGTAAGCCCCCGCGAAACCGACGATTTGCTGGGCGTTCGAGAGCGTCGAGGTGAATGCCCTGCTGTTGTTGACGATGCCCCACGTCATTTCTGACGGGCGCAGCGAAGCCGGCCACGTGAGAGCCATGCATTACTCCTTAAGGCTTAGCGCCGCGCGATCAGCTGGCGGATGGGTCCGTTCTGTTTCAGGTCGCGCATAACCATCTCGTAACCGCCCTTCGCGCCTTGGTAGGCAGCATCCTTCACAAGGCTGATGGTCGAGTCGTCAGGTGTGCCCTGAAAGCTGAACTGCTGGATGATGTTCGGCGCCGATCCATCGGAAGACGCGCCGCGTGTGACATTGGTGGTCGCTGCAGCCGAAGTCGGATTGACGTAGCCCCCATCGGCATACCCGTTGGAGTTGGCGTTCATCCGCTCCAGGTACTCGCGCATGCCCGGCTGATCCACAACCTCTTTGCGGATTACAAACTCGCCGCCGTGCACCACCCCTTTCGGCTCGAATTTGCCGCCGGCGCCAGTGAAGCCGCCATCGGAGAATCCGTACTGTGAGGAATAGCCAGCGGCTGTACTTCCTGCCGATGCAGCGGTGCCCGCACCAGCTGTCGCTGCGCCCGCTCCAGAAAATGCGCTGAATGCCGAGCTGAGGAAGCCGGCGGCCGCCTGCCGAACTTGGATGCGGATCAGATCCTCGATCACACCGTTGGCGAAGTCCTTGAAGGACAGCTTGCCGGTGCGAACGAAATTCACCACCGCGTCTTCCATGTTGGTGAACGCTCGAGTGAACAGTTCGCGAGTTTGCCCCGCGACATCCTTGGCCTGTTCGGCGTAAGTCTGGAAAGCGGAGGACGCGCCAATAGTCCAATCCGACTGGGCCTTATCGACCGCGACGTAATAGCCCTGCTGCATGGCGAGACGCTGCCCGAGCGCAGATCGGAGCGCTTCCGTTTCCTGGTTATAAAGCTGCGTCGAGCCGGCCGTCTTGTCGCTTTTGTTGTAGTCGTAGGTCAGCCGATCCATCTGCGACTGGTATGACTGCTGGATCTGTTGCTGCTCTTGCAGCCGCTGAAGCGCCTTGTCGCCCAGCCCAGCGCCTGCAAGCTTCTGATCCAGCCCGCTTTGAGCGAGGCTTAGCTGAGAGTTGAGGTTTTCCTGAAAGGCCAAAAGCTTCTGGGTTTGCTGGGTGGAAATCTTCTTGAGCTCGTTTTGCTTTTCCAGCGCCGCATTCTGCTTCTGCTGGGCGACGTTGAGGTCAGCCATTGCCAGAATCTGTTTCTGCGCTGTAGTAAGTGTTTTCTTTTGCTTCAGATCTGCAATCTGTTGCTCAAGCTCTAGAAGTCGTTTTGCTTCCGCTCCGAGAACCTTGGCCCCGTCACCCTGCTGGCCTATAAGTGCGTTTTGCTGCTGCAATACCGAGTACTGCTGGCGTGCTTGATCCAGCATTTTTTGCCCGGCATTCTCCTGGTACTCCTTCGGCTTCGGCCCGCCAAACTGCTTGGCAGCAGCGTCCTTCAGTTGCTTTATTTGCTCTTCAGAGTACGCCTTACCGGTGAGCCGAGCCGCCTCAACCTGCTTCTCGATCTCGGCATATCTCGCCTTCAACTTCACAGCATTTGATGACGTGCTAGTGAGAGCCTCATTTAGTTTTTCCTGGCTCGCAATGGACTCTTTATTCAGGCGAATAACGTCTGCCTTTGCTGCGGCGCGGCGCTCATCTTCAGCCTTCTGCACGTAAAGCCCTGTGATTTCTGACTGCGCCGCTGACTCTCCTCCAGACAGCTCCATTAGGTCGGGGTTGTCACTGAACAGCGAAGGCATCACTTTCGCGTTACGAATGCTCTGAAGGCGATCTTCGAGCTTGATAAGCTTCTGCTCGAATGTATCTTCGCGACCAACGTCAAGAACGGCGTCCCACGCCCCCTTGGCTGCATCCTTAACGCCGTCCCACGCCCCCTCGATCAGACCTAACTTACCTTTGATAGAGTCAGCGCGCTCGCCCAAGGCTTCTGCGTAAGCTTTTTCGGCAAGAGTGGCAGCCCCCTGCTGATCGCCTTGCTTAACCAGCGCGTCAATCTGCGCATAAGTGCTGCCGGTCAGATAGCCCAGCTGGTCATTCAGTTCTTTCGAGTATTTTACCGGGTCCTTGGCGATCTTCTCGAAGTCGTCCACGGTTTTGCTTGCGGCCTGTCCCGTGGCATCTTGCAATTTCAGAGCGGCGGTCGCGATCATCTCGAAAGAAGACGCCGGAATTTTTGAAGAGCTCGCGAGCTGGGCCAGAACAGCTGCAGCTGCGCCAACCGTACCGGTTGCATCACTGATTCTGCGCGCCATAGATCCGAGAGCCCCGGAACTTGTGCCGGCAGCATTGCCGGTGAGAGTGAGCGCTTGATTAAAGGCGTCAGCCTCTTGGCTGCCTTTGTTGTACCCATAAATTAACAAACCGATTGCGGCCGCGGCGGCAGTCGCTGCGCCGACTATGGCGAGCAAGCTGGTTCCGGCCCCGCCAGCACCCGAAGCCAAAGCAGCTGCCGCGTCCTTAGCGTTTTTGACTGCGTCGGTCGCTGTGTTAGCTCCTTCGGCCACGCCGCCGAGACCTTCAGCTGCAGCTTCCGAACCTTGCGCTACAGCATTTTGCTGAGATGCCAGCTCACCCAGAGCAATACCAGCTCCAGTTATTCCCCCGGCACTACCAATAATCGAAGAGAAGAAACCTTTGACTTTCTTGCCTAGCGCTTCAACGGTGTTATCAATGCCGCCGAATGAATCCTTAATCTGACCACCCTGCTGGATCAGCACCAGCAGTGGATTTTGACCGCCAGCAATGCTGGTGAAAATATCAGTGAATTGGGAAGGCAGTTGACGCAGCGCTGTCTGGGTCTGCGACGCCGAAACGCCGGTTTGTTTAAGGTCCGAATTGAACCCACCAAGAGCTGCTCTGTTTTTGTCGATCGTTGCTTGGTAGGTTTTGAATGTTTCAGTGTCGAGCCCAGACGTTCCGGATTTTCTGTGGCGCTGCAACTCCTGCTCTTGCTTATCCAGCTCGGCCAGCTTCCTCGACACGGGATCGATTCGACCAAGCAAATTCGCCAGCGCGGTCGCCTGTTCTTGCGTTGCGATTGTTGATTTTTTCGAGGCGTCAGCCATTCTGCCATTTGCACCGACATTCGCGTCCGACTCCTCGCGCAGTCGCTTTTCGAGAGCTGCAAGGCTGGCCGCTTTGGTGCTTGCCACGTCAAAAGCGGCGCCCGCTTTTTCAGTACTGGCGGACATCGCCTTGATGTATTCGCTGGCCTGCAGAGAGCTCTTAGCCATTTCAAGCAGGCGGTTGCTGGCCTGGCCGAATGTTTCTGCTGTTCGTTTTGAGGCTTCGCTTGATTTGCTCGAACTATCCGCAAGACCGTCAATAGACCCTGCAGCCTTGCGGGCGCTGCTGCCTGCGCCGTCAATGCCGGAGCCCGCCTGATCCATCGCAGGCTTTACTCGGAGCCCGGCAGCCTCAAGGGCGCCAAGCGCCTTTCGGACGTCTTCCGCCTTTTGCTCAGCGTCACGGCTGTCGATCTCAAGCACCAGGCGGGATGTTTGGGTCATAGCTTTTCTCCGGGCGAAAAAAAACCGGCCATTGACCGGTTATTGATTGGGTTAGCTGTGCCTCGCAGCTGGATTTCCTACTTTGGATCGGTGTACTTAACCAGCATGTCCATCGATGCCTTGATCTCGTTGGCAAGATTTACCAACTCGGCGCCCTGCTCAGGCCTAACGTGCTGGTAAAGGCCATCAGGAGGAGGCCCGATAATGCTCAGCATATGCCGCGTCTTGCGTTCGTAATCTTCGTGCGCGGTGCTTGCTTCCATGCATGGTTTTACGTCGCTGCTCTGAATCGAAACCTCGCACGCTCGTTGCAGCGTGATTGTCGTTTTGGCAGATGCAAGCGCCGCATCAAAGGCATCGACGACCGGATCTGCTAATGCAAGAGAGCTAAACGCGAGCGCGGCAAGTGCTGGTGCGATTCTATTCATTCGAGCTGCTCCCTTTTAGATGGCATCAATCTACCATCCAAATGAACGTAAAAAAGCATCGATCCTGCCATCTATTTTTTGTAAATGTACGGCGAAGGACTTGTGAGTAGCGGCTCAGCCTTGTCCCACATACCACGATAGCCGCGGACTGAATACGAGTAGCCAGGTTTCAGGTCCAGCAGCAGTCCTCGCAGATCGCCGCCGGCGCATCCCGCGTTGTTCTTGATGCTCAACTGGGTCGGTCCTGGCTTATGGTAAAGCTTCACCGACTCACCGCTCCCAGTTTCTGCAACCAAGCGCTCATCGAGATAAACCTTCATCCCTGCCCCGAAGCAACTCATGCCGCCCGCGTCTTGAGTGAATACGATCCTGGCATCGCTCGGCGAGCTCGGCCGGCTGAATGCGTACACGTCTTGCGGTGCAACCTGTCGAGCCGCATCAGGCGCTACCCTTGTGGTTTCACATCCGGCCAGCGCGATGCAGACCAACCCTAGCGCAATAATATTTTTCAAAGCATCGCCTCCCTGTTGAGGAAGGCAATCTAGCATTAACAGCAGGCCGCTCCCAACTGAGGAATCAGTCTTCATCAGCAGAAAGGCATACCGCATCCAGCGCGAACATCGCGGCATCGATCTCATCCCTCGAGAGTGGCGATGGGTGCGAATCGAGCCAGTCGGAGATATCGCGGCCGGACAAGGGCAGCGGGAAGGCGCCGACCATTGTTGTCAGAAAGCGCCGCCCACGCGTTACGCTGCGGAACGTGTTCAGGAGGTGGGCGGTGATGGAGTCGGTCTTGGGCTCTTCAGGAACTTCAACGCCGAGCCGCTGGTAGATCAGGCTTCGCTTTTCTGCTTGCTCGCCGCCCCACTCTTTTTCCCACTCGAAGCGGGCGACGGCTTTTTTACAGTCTCTTCCAGCTCCGACGCGTTGTCAGTGGCTACCGCGGAACCTTCGCGCAGCACGAACAGGAAGAAATCAAGACTGTGATCCAGCAGCTCAGCGGCCGCCGACGGGGTGTATTTCAGCTCGTTGCCCTCGGCATCGAGCACTCCAGTCCAACCCTTCACGATGAAGTGGCCAAGGAGCATGGCGTGGTTCTGGTGCTCTGTGAGCTCACCAGGAACAATGCCCACCTGACCTTCATCGAAGCGCGCATCGTTGCGCACGATCCGGCGGCGCATGCGCTCCAGGCCTACCTGGTACTCGGCATTGTCGATGCCGACCAACAGAATTTTGGTGTCTTTGTCGAACTCTACCCAGCGCGCGCCTGCTGCGGCCTGGTCTTTCTTGATCATCTGCAAAGCCATGTTGAATCCTCAACGCCACGCCAATAAAAGGACCGCCTCGGCCGGCGTTCGAGCCGAGGCAGTCAAAGTTTTTACGGTGTTGGATCGGCCGCTTCGCGGGTGATGGTCGGGCTGAGCTTGGCGACGGTGTAGTTCAGCGTCACCTCGATCAGGTCTCGCTTGCCGCCGTTCGGCAGTTCGCCATCCACTTCCACTGCTGGGAAGTTGAAGGTGTACTTGTTGCCCAGGGCATCGGTGATCGGGAACACCACCGCAATCGGCGTGCGGGTGAAAGTGTTTTTCCAGATCTCCCATGCGCGCTTGGACCAGGCCAGCGTGAGGCTGCCGGTAATGGCGGCTTCGGTCGCGATGTGCGCGCCCGGGCCGAGGCTTTCGGAGCCAAGGCAGCGCTGAGTTTGCAGGCTGTTATCCAGGCTGATGGTCATCGCCGAGACGCAGGCCACACCTTCAAGCGACAGGCCATTAACCAGGATCGTGCCGACATTGTTGTTCGACAGGAAAGGCGTGCTGGTGGGCGCGTTCGGCGCAACCACGATCGGCATGTCACCGTCGGTGTAATCCAGACACGCCATGTTGAACGTGGCGGTCACCTTGCCTTCGGACGGGATGTCGAGCGCGAACGTCGACACGTGTGCGCCCTTGAACAGGCCGTAGACGCCGACATCGTTGTAACCCTTCGCAATGCTGAAGGTGTTGCGGGTATCGCCGACGCGCAGCACGTCAGCCGTCCATGCGCCATAAAACGCAGCTTCCAGTAGCTGGTCAAACGAGCCGAACGAGAATTCGGCGGACAGATCGCCGCCGATATCGATGCTGGTGGCCACCGAGCCTTGGCTCAGGCGGGTGTCGGTGATCTCGTCGCTGACCTCGGTGTTGACGGTTGGGGTCAGCGCATTGCCGGTTAGGCGCAGCGTGTCCCAGGTGCCGACGGGGGTAACGCCGGGCGTCACCTCCTTGATGATGTGACTTACAACCTTGGCTCCTGAACTCATTTTGTTCCCCTATCTGTGTGGTTGAGCGCTTAGGTGCCGAAGGCACAGCTCTGGTAGAATTGATTTGCGGCTAGGGCATGCAACCTGAAAAGCTGGTTCATCACCGGCCTGCCGCACCCTTCAGTGATGACGACTCTTTGATGGAGAGTGATATGCAAGAAATCTGGAAGCCGATAGCGGGCTTTGGCGGCTATGAAGTTTCGAACCTTGGACGCATCAGGTCTCTAGACCGAATCTGTACGGGGCCTAGCGGTCGCCAGCGCAGACGAAGCGGCGGGCTTATGAAGCAGACCGAGACATTCGGATATCTGCAATTGACCCTAATGAACGAGCAAGGCAAGACAGTTGCTAAAGCCCATCGGGTGGTGGCCGCTGCCTTCTGCCTTAAGCCGGATGGGTGCGATGTTGTGAATCACCTCAACGGGCTGAAGAGCGACAACAGAGCTGATAACCTTGAGTGGACTACCGTCCAAGGAAACACCAGCCACTCCTATACGACAGGCCTTCAGACCGGTCGCAAAGGACTGAGCCATCACAATGTTCGTCTCGCGGAAGAGGACGTACTGCAAATAGTGCGACGCTTAGCTGGTGGCGAATCTCAGTGCTCGATCGCAACCGACTACCAAGTCGGACAAGCCCAGATATCTCTCATCAATCTGGGCAAACGCTGGGACCATCTCGACTTCAGCGAATACGGCGCGCCTCCCTACGGAAGAACGCGCGCCCGCGCCTAATCAGCCGGCGCGAAACCGGATGTTGACGTTGATTTGGTAAAAGCCCTCGAACTCGCCGGCGACCACCTGGCTGGCCTCCATGCACTCAAGGTCACCGGACATCCAGTAGGCGAAGTGCGCTTCGAGCGCGTCGGCCAGTTCGTTGATGGCCTTGGTGCCGGTGCGCGCCCGCGCGAAGCACTGAATGCTGATCTGCCCGGGCTTGCGGGTGTACGGCCTGTCGGCCATGCCGGCCATAAAGGCGGTGGCGTACTGCACGTTCAATCGACACCACAGGCCGGTGGCCGGCGGCGTGAAGACTTCGGGCTGGTTGGGATAATCAATGCGCGCCTGGTCAATGCCAGTGAAGGCGACCATCCGCGCTGTGATGAGCGCTCTGATTTGCTCGTAGGTCATCGAAAATCCTCCGACACGCCGATAAAGGTGATGCCGTAGATCCCTGCGGGTGCTTGGCCTGAGTGACCGTTCTCCAGTCGCTCGCCGTATGGCAAGTTGTTCTGGATGTAGACGACGGTGTACGGCTTGAGCGCTGACAGAGCAGCGACTCCATCGGCTTTGGTCTCAGCACCATCCTTGTCCACCTCCTCCGTGATCGTGAACACCGGCGCGCCAATGCTGATCACGTTGTTTCGGCGAAAGCGTCCTGTGTCCACCGGAGATCTGCTGACGATTTCACCGTGCAGCGCGGTGGCGATCGCGCGAATCCGCTCTTTAATGACCTCTTCCACCTCATCCATGAACAGCGACGGCGGCACACTCCAACCCTGCGCCATCAGACCGCCCTCAGCTGGAGTTGGTAGTGAACCCTTGCTGGGTCAGCCTTCACCGGCAACAAGTCGAATGTCTTTACCTGACCGGTGACAGGGTCTTTCGCGGCAATCTTGTGCCCAGCGCTCGGCACGCCTGTTACTTCATTCGTCAGAACGATCAGCAGCGAGTCGGTCGATAGGATATTGACGTTATCAATCTGCTCAAGCTTGTAGCGGGTGAGGACGCCGCGGCCGGTGTAAGTGACAGGTTGCGCGGTGGCTTCCTCGGTCACAGGGTCATAGACGCCCGGACCAAGGTATGTGCCGGTGAACTGAGTCATCACTTCGGCGAACGCGCCATTGAAGAGCGCGCCGAAGGACGACTGCATGGTGTCTCTGATGCTCATGACCGCTCCTATGGATTGACTGGCATGACTGAGTATTCGGCGATGCAACGGCACCGAGCTCGCTCGCTCAGGGGCGCGCCGAGAGAGGAATCACAAGGGAACATCAGTAATGCACCCCGCGGCGAAATGAATGGCTCATCCGCCCGGACGGTCTGGCCATTCATTGTCACGTGGCTATTGCGAACCTTCTCATCGCCGCGCGACTTCCAGGCCTTGCTGAAGGTAAGACGCCCCTTGCTGCGATCGACGATCTGGCGCCACGCTTGGTCGCGCCCCTCGTTGAAGGCCTCGGCAACGTACGTCTGCGCGATCATTTCGGCCTGCGTCGCAAGCAGCCGGTCAGCATAACGACCGACGATTTTGTTCACGTCATCGGCCTTGAGAGTTCTGCCTTCTGCGATGGATTTCTTCACCATTGCGTCGAAGCGCCGATCCCGCCGCGTGCGCGTGAGGTATTGGCGCATCAGGAAGTTGTCGCCACTGGATAGCTGAGTCCTGGCCGTGGCCACGCTCTCTGCGAAGTTGCCACTGAGTCCCACAACGCCGCCCGACCGCTTTCCGGTCTGCTTGCTGACTCTCCCAATCAGATCCAGGGTAGTTTTGCGTGCCGATTGACCACTGGCCCGGCCGGCATCCATTACGGCGCGAACAGCTCTCGCCTCGTCGACTGCCGATTGATCAATGAAGGCCTTGGCCTGACCTGACAGGAACGAGGATGCGTCCGGTGCATTAACGTCGAGCTCCTTGATGATTCCGGGGGCTTTGATGCCCTTGACTTCCCCTGCCCCGCCCTTGATATAGGCGGTGCGGAACAACTCGATCAGTCCAGCGAACAATCCGAGGGGCAGCAGTGCCATAACAGCGTCGTCGTCTCCGTCTTCAATGGCGCGCTCAACCTCGGCGAGTGTGGCCGCATCAATAGCTCCTGCTATTTGAGCCAGGTATGCCCGCTGCGCGGCAGGCTCCATGCCTTCAACGGCCTGAAGCACTTCACGGGCGTTCATACGACGAATACGGCGATGCCGCAGGCGGTTTTGCAACCTAGCAGGGGCGCTACCAGCTCATCCACAACGGTGATTACCGGGCGAGTCGGAACGCCAGAGCCTGTGCTTGCGGTCTGGTATTCAATCTCCAGCACATCGACCTTCTGCCGCTTGATCGCGCCCGACGCAACGTAATCGGGGCTCAGACTCCCTGGCACCGCGATTTCGCGCAGAGCTGACTCGTAGGTCGCCTGCTCGATCTCGATCGGCACCTCGTTCGGGGGGATGGCGTGACCTTCGTTATCCGTCGCGCCCGTGCGCGGCCATTGCAGTGGCTGTGCCCGGCCGCCAGTTTTGGTGCCGGAGAACAGAGATTCCCAGCGGCCGCACGTGCTTTGCGCTTGGTACTTGCCGTCAATGTAGACCGATGCCCGGATCAGCGCGGCCTGCTTCGCCACGTCATCGCCGGTCCAGCCTACATTGGCTCTGGCTTGATGATAGGCGTCGGCTTCTGCGACGGTTCCGTAAAATTCAGGCATCGGGATATCTCGAATAGGTGGAGCGACGTGCGCTCCGGGTTTTGCGGGGTGTTACTTAGCCTGCTCTTTGGATTTCGTCTTCGCTGTTCGATCGGCTTTCTCTGCCGATTCAGGCTCCACAACCTCCTCAAAGCTGAGGACGTTGATCTTTTTCGCCTGCACGAGGTCGTCACCTTCAAGCGCCAATTCCCGGCTCGCGCCGGGCCGAATCAGTTTGATGGTGCCGCCCAGGTATACGCCCCGCGGGGCGGTTCCGCTGTTCGTTACTTTCATGCTGATCCCCTTATGCAGGCTCGGACACGCCGTCCATGTAAGCCATTGCGCCAGGCAGGCGAACTTCAACGCCACCGGTGCGCGCGATGATGCCGGTCTCGAAGCCCATGATCGACTTCTGGTGAACCGGCAGAACCATGCGCGGCATTGGCAGGTGGAAGCGAATCACGTCGATCGCCTTGCGGTAGGCCACGATGCGACCGCCGCCGTCGCCACCAGCTGTCGACTGTGCATCGGCAGTGAGGATGGTCAGCGGACGCTTGGTGCGTGCGGTGTACACGTTGGAGGTGATGAAGCGCTCCAGGATGGTCGGGCTGTTCGCTTCGGTGCCGACGAAGGTGGTGGAGATGTAGTCCATCACTTCCAGCGGCAGCGAGATGGTGTCAGCCAGTTCAACGTTGTTGGACGCCTGAGGGACCAGCTTCAGCAGGTTGTTCAGGTCGGACAGCACTTGCAGTGGGGTTTTGTCCGCGAACAAGGTAGAACTGCCGGTGCCAGTTGCCGCGGCGATGATGGTCTGCACGTTGGTCTGGTTGGTGAAACCGCGCCAGTTCTTTTCGGCGCTGCCTGTGACTGCGATGTCGTACAACAGTCGCTCAGTGGAGCGGCTGGCAGACATGGCCTTCAGGTCGTTGAGGTTGCGGCCGTACAGCGCGGCCGTGTTGACCTCTTCCAGGTTCCACTCCCAGCCGGAGCCGATCATGGCGAAGTCGTGCGAACCTTCACCGAACGACACCTGGTTAAACGGCATGTCGTTGCCGGCGCCGGAAAGGAACTTGGCCTCGCCCGCCAGCTCCTGGCTGTAGAACTGAGTGCCCACCGCCCACTGGTTGCCTTCGGTAACGACCGGCATCAGGTCGCGGTAGCTGTACTCGGGGTAGCGAGCCTCGTAGATGGCCGCCTCGATGTTGCGGCCTTGAGCCACAACGAAAGGCAACGCCGCTTGAGCGTCTTGGAATGCTTGGGGCATGTTACGCGCTCCGGTTCTTGAGGGAGATTTCCACGATGTCACCGGCGGCACCAGTGGTGTCGAAGAAGGTGCTCGGGATCGGGCCAACAATGCCGGCGCCGGCCGCGTTGGTGTAGGTGTTGCTGGCGGTCACGTAGTAAACCGGATCGCCGTCGACTACCGGGGCGCTGACCGTGACGTACATCTGGCCACGCTCACGGATGGCCGCGGTGAAGTATTGCGGGTAGCCGTCGATCAAGGTCGAGCCTTTCGCGACCGCAGGGACCGCCGGGTTCAGCTTGGCGATGCCGACGAACTTGCCGCCGGCGGCGAACGGCACTACGCCGTGATCACCAGCGCCCCGCTGCACAGGCTCGCCGAAGCGAACGCCGGCGGCGTTTTCAATGGTACGGCTGATGTCGTTCTTGATCTCTTCGTTCGCCGAGGCGCCATGCAGGCCCTTGGCTGGACGATCTGGGTAAGTCGTTTGATAAACGGCCATGATGGCTCCTTACTTGGCTGGCTGAGTGGAGTTGAGGTCGGCCAGCATCTTGGCGCGGGCGACGTCAGCGGGGTTCTCGCCTGGCTTGCCGTCCTGATGAATCATGTGCTGACGGAACGGGTCATTGGCCGGGTTTTTGGCTGCGTCTTCCACCAGGATCTCGAAGCGAGCGTCGATGTAGGCGTCAGCCTTACCAGCCACTGCCGCATCACCCAGCTTGGCGATCACGACGGCCTTGCGGATCTCGGCATCGGTCTTGCCGGTGTAGTCGGCATCGGCGATGGTTTTGGCCTTGGTGAGCAGGTCGGCACGGGCAGTTACGCGCTTGTCGATGTCGGCATCGCTGAGTTGCTTGGCCTTGAGGGCGTCGATCTCGGCGTCTTTCTTCGCCAGTTCGCCATCCTTCAGCGCAATCGCAGTGGCGTGCGCGTCGGTCAGGGTCTTGGTGGCGGTGGTAGCATCGGCAAGCTTGGTGTTCAGCTTCTCGATGGCTTGGGCGCCTTGCTCGGTGACATCAATGGAGATGCCATCGACAAGGAGTTTTCGCAGTGCATCAGCCATGTCATGGCCTCCTGTTGGGGTATTTGGTTTGCCGTCACCGATGCGAAGGTGTTCGCCGCCTCGAGCGCGATGCTCCAGGCTCAGGTGATTCATTTTCATAGGGCCGAGGAAGCAGTCGAAGGCCTCCCCGTCTGGCGATACGCCGTCCTGAAACACAACCTCGGCGCCGTAGCCCATGGAAAGCTCGCGTTTGCCTGACTCGTAGTCCTCGATCGCCTTGGCATCCATCAGCACTAGAGGCACCTTGACGAACTGCCCGTCGCGGACAACTTCGCCGCCGGTGCTGCCAATGGCGACGTCCTTCCAGTTCTTGGAATTGACGCCGTCGCCGCCGGGGTGGCCGTTGGTCATGGGACGGTATGCGTAGGAGTGCATGGCGTCCGCGTGAAACACGGCGCTCTCGGGCCGGTACACGCGGACGATCGGTTTGTCGCGTAGCCCGTGCTCGTTCTCGGGATCGATCTCAGTGCCGAGGTAGTCCTGAATGCCAGTGCGGGCGACTCGGGCCTCAGCAACGAGATAGCCGTCCTCCGTTCGACGAACGCCGGAGACGGCGATGGAGTCGGTGAAGATCATTGGGTGATTTCCTCGAAGATCTCAGGCCCGAATTCGATCTTGCCTCGGTACGGCTCTACCGCATTCAGGTCAACCGAGCCGGGCTCGTAGGTAAAGGTGATGTGAGGCTGATACTCCGGCCAATCCCATGTCGCGCCGGCGGCTTCGTTGATCGACACATGGCGCCAAGAGAGCTCGGAGCTGTTGAACAGCAGCACCACAGCGCCTTCGCCGAACTTGTCGATCAGCCTTGCGCCACCTGGTGCAATCTTGAGCTTGCCCATGGCATCGCCTGACCATGACTCGCCGATCTTCATCCAATCGACCGGGTTGCGGCTGTAGGCGACGGTGACGTGCAGGTCAGCATCCGAGACGGTTTCTTCAAATCCTTGCGACTTGGCCCACGCGATGATCTCGGCGCCGTTGGTGACCTTGCGGGACACGTAGAGCGTGCGAGGCGCAGCATCACTGATCGGGGTCTTCGCCGGCGGCTTGGGATCGGCCGTTCCCGGCAGAGCGTCGTCGTCAGCGTCCGCCTCAGGCACCTCACTGCCAAACTCGTTAATCGCCGCCTCAAGCCCCGGCATGATGCTCATCTCGACCAGCAGGTTGACCGCGGCCTTCGAAATGGCATCCTCGGGGAAAAGCTTCGTTTCGTTGAGCGTCTTGATCGTGTCCGCCGTGGTCTTGCCAATATCGGCCCGCTCTTTCGCGGTCGGCTGCCAAAGTGGCGCCCAGGCGTAGTGGATCTCTTTGGGGCGATCACCCAGCGAGGACCTGATCAGGCACTCATCCAGCACGCCCATGGCCGGCTTCATGTCGAGCTTTTGGCGCGAGGCGACGTTGTCGTAATAGTTTCGGGTGTTCTCTTCGCCGTTGGAGTTCAGGCCGCCCGAAGACAGGCCGAACATGCGGGAGCCGGGGATATCGAACGCCCCGGACACGCCCTGCTCCGTCTTGGCGATCACCTCCGGCAGCGTGCCGAAGCTCGCCGACTTGGAGCTGTGAGTCTCCAGGCCATCGAGGATCAGTGTTCCGTTGATGCCCTTGGCAGTTGCCGCCAGACGCAAGCGCTCCAGCAGCTGCCGCTCGTAGTTCTTGTCCTGCATGCTCGACATCAGGTTCGGGATGTTGATGACGTCGATCTTTGCTTCGTAGACCAGGCTCACCACGTTGGCCATCGTCTCGTCGTAGTGCTTCACCGCCGGCATGGCCGACAGAAGCACCGAGTCACCCCAGCCGAACGATGTGCCCTGGGCTAATTCCGAATCAGGGTGTTGCTGACCGATGAAGATCACCAGCCGCGACGGGTGGATCTCAACCGTTGAGCCCGGTAGGCGGTAGGCCTTCGGTTTGCCGAAGCGCTCACTTTGCGGGTCCTGTTCAATCTCGGTCGCGGTCAACTGGCGGCGAGTCATTACCGTCAGATACTTGATACCGCCCTGCCGCACGCGCTCCGGGTTGAGCGCCGACGCCGTATCGCGCTCACCGGTGCCGATGAACACGGCGGCCCCGCCGAAGAGTCGGGCTTTCAGCATGGCTTCGAGGATCTTGCCCTGGACGTTCAAGCGGGTCTCTTCGGCTTCGATCTTCTCGATCTGCTTCTTGTCGGCTTGCCAGTTGCGCCAGTTGCGGCACGCATCGACTGCCGGGATGGATACGCCCTTCTGGGCTGCCCACGAACCACGGAAGGCGTTCAGCAGTTGCAGGTCGTCCATGTCAGGCACGGCGTAGTGCGTGTGCGAGGCCTTGTCGCGCCCTGTACCCAGTCCAGCGACCAGATTCTGCAGGCTGTCTTTGATGAAGGTGTATGCGCTCATGGGTTGCTCACGCTTGCGAGTGTGTAGCCGCCCGCAATCGGGAAGCGCTGGACAATGAAGTAGCCCAGTGCGTCGATTGGGTCTTCAGTGCCGTCCTTGTTGGGCTCGCCGTTCTCGGCGTATGCCTGCTGCTCCAGCACCTGCGTGGTGACCGGGCAGTTGTCGGTGTTCACCAGGTAGCGCCGCTTCTGGTCGATATTCAGGAGCATGGCGTTCACGGCTAGCACCCGGTCGCGGACCAATGGGTTCGAAGGGTTGACCATCACCATGAAGCCGGCGGCGCGGAGCAGGCTGTGATCCGACTCGCTGCCGCTCACGCTCTTGCGGTTCTTGCCGCTGGCGTCCGGATAAACCGTGATGCTGTGTCCAGGGAAGCGGCGCTTGAGCTCAACGATCATCGCGGGCGTGTCGAACAGGTGCGTGGCCTCATCCAGCAGCAGCGGCAGGCCGTCACGGATGACATGCACCGTCGCGGCCATCCGGTTGATGTTGAAGTCCATGCCGATGTGCAGCTGCTCGCCTGGGCGAATCGTCTCGTCGGTGTGATTGAGCCGCCGATCAAAGCTCGGGTACACGCTGCCCGACGTCAGGTTGACGAACAGGCCGTCGATGTATGCGTCCACCAGGTTGGATGGATAAGACTCACGCAGCGACTTGATGTAGTCCTTCGGCAGGTTCTTCGCGTTCTGCCTCGTCGAGGCGTGCACGATGCCGTACAGCGGGCGCTGGCTCGGGTTGGCGGCAAGCTCCTTGACGAACTTGCGGTAAACCCAGTTAAAGCCCTCAGGCGTCGTGGTGACGTCGATGGTGTTCATGTCGCGGCCAGGCCACACCGTGGACATCCGCGCGATGATCTTCTTCCAGGCACTGTCGGCCTTCTTGATCGGCATGCAGTCGATCTCGTCGACCAGGGCATGTGCAATGTTGAAGCCGACGATGCGGTGCGGGTGCTCCATGCTCTTGCAGACGATCGTCGAAAGGCATCGGCCGCGGTTGTCACGCAGGTAAACGCGCTTCTTGCTCGGCACGATGTCGGCGAACAGGCCAAACGCCTCGGCGACCACTGGCATGGTGTCGTAGAAGATGTCCGCGATCTGCGGATAAGTCGGCGCGAAGTAGCCCTGAGGGATGCCGGGATTCTCCAGTGCGTTGATGCAGAGCCGCACACAGCCCACGAACGTCTTGCCGCTTCGGTAGCCGCCGACGAACGCTGAAAACTTCTTGGGGTGACTGATGAACTCGAACTGCGGCTTATTCAGCTTCAGGGTCGCTTGCATCTTCTACCCCGATGATTACTTGCTTGGGCTCGGGCAGGCCCTGATTCGGGTCTTCCAATTCGCGGCGCAGCTTCTCGTTGAGCAGGCGCTTATTGATCAAGTCCTCTTTGGTCTTGGTCAGTGATTCGATGCGGCCGAGGTATCTGTCAGACAGGAGGTCATGCCCATCGCCGGAAGCGAGCAGAACGCGACCCAGCAGGACCTTCGTCAGCCTCAGCTCGTCGTCGATCTGGTCGAGCTCGGCGGCGTTGAAGTCTGCCCGCTCCTCTTGCGTCAGGAACTGGCTATAGATTGATCCGGGCTTAGCCGCCCTGCTATTGCCTACGGGCCTAGCTGGATCCTTCGGCCCCGTACTCTTTCCGCCGTGTAGCTTGCAGCGTGAGGAACCCGGTACCGCGTGACGCTTACATGGTTCCCCGTTGCCGCGCTTTGATGCGCCGCATAGGGCCATTGGAAGCCTCATTCATGGGGTTATGTTTTCGCAAAGATTCATTCAATGCATTCGAACGTCATTCAATGATCATTCGACGGCCTACGCATCACCCTGCACTTTGACTTGATCGCCATCCACGGTGAAAGTGACGACTAATGTCGGCGGGCGTGCGCCTTTGCTATCCATGACGGTGGATACCTGACATGGGAGTATCTGGCCGTCTTCCGTGTGGAGTGCGAACGGGCCAGGCATACCACCCTCTCGCTCTACCCGCTTAAGGATCAGCTTCATAACTCTCTCCAATGTCGCGACACAATTTGCTGATTCGCGAAACGTGTCGCGGACTACTTGCTGGGGTAGTAATGCTTGAAAAGCACGTAGACAGCAGCTGCGGAGATGATCATGGCCAGCTGTACTGCCCGGTGCAGATCATGAAGATGCCGCCTACTGCCCACCCCCACATCAGAACCAATTGGACGCCGCTCACTTGCTCTGACTGCGCTTGATCTGCGCATCCACCTGGTCGGCACATGTGTCGAGCAGCTTGATGGCCTGATCCTTCAACTCCCACACGTCACCGTTGAGGCGAAGGTCAGACTCGTCAGGGTTCACCCGCTCGCAGGGGATCAGCTCGGGCGCTTCAATTCTTACGGCTTGGGTCTTTGTTACCACTGGCGGCTTTACCGCGCAGGCCGTCAGGCAAAGGCTGAGCAGCCCAATCACGAACAGGCTTGCTGTTGCGCTTGAGATCTTCAAAGTCTTTCCTCGCCTTTTTGGCTTTGTCTTCGCTGGCCTTGATCCGCTTGCTCAGGTCTTTCAGGTAGTCAGCGTTGCGCTGGGCTTCGGCCCGGAGCGTGGTGATGGTGGCCTGGCTTTCGGTGTTGGCTTTGATGGCGTCATCCTTACTGCGCGACTCGACAGCCACCTCGCCGCGCAAGGCGATCACACGGTACTGCTGGATGCCAACGAGCAGGATGCCGACCAAGGCGATGATGAATGCTGTAGCGATCGCTTTCATGTTGGGTCCGCCTTGCGCCCGAGAAACTTGATGATCAGTTCTCGAATCGCGGTCACGCCGATGAATCCGATCGTTCCGCCGGCGGCAACGGAAAGACTGGAAGGCCAAGCCATCCATTCAATGATGCTGCTGGCCGATAGGCTCAATGAGCCGCAGATCATCGCCTCAAGGACGACGCGCCACTTGTTGGCCTCTTTGCCCTCGTACAGCACGCGCAGCAGCGAGACAGTGAAGGCCATGATTGCGCCCTGCCAGAGCGGTGTGGAGAGGACAAGCCAGACCTGCGCCCAGAAGTCAGGATTTTTCTCAGGCATCTTGGACATCCGAAAGTCCTCCCTTTGGGGGAGCATGAATAAAAAACCCGCTCAGTAGCGGTTAATGGCTCCGTGCTATCGTTCAGTCTCCACAACAACGAAACAAGGAGGGAATATGACCGATGTAGGAACAGAAGGCCTAGCGACCCAATGGGCTGTGATCGCACTGATAAACGCGCTAAACAAATCTGACGGTGCACATATCGTGTCAGCGGCCAAGGAGGAGGTGCTATCTCAACTTGGACTGCTTGGAGACCGGCCTGGCATTAACGCCGACGAACTAAGAAAGTCGCTAGAAAACATCTTCGCTCAAGCTGGAAAGTGACCCCGAGCCGAGGTGGCAAACTGAAGTGATGCTCCAGCGGGCGCGGCAGCGTCATTTTGGTCGCGACCCGCTGGATTCAGTCCGCCCATCAACAGAGCCTGACCTCTGAACAGATCAACATGCGCTAGGCTGGTCAGCTTGCTGTCAGCGAATGAGTGTCCAGTCAGCAGCTTATCCAGCTCTTCCAGCGACTCTTTGAGCTGCAACGCCTTCTTCAGCACCGACTCGTCGTACTCGGCACGCACCTGAAGTACCAGCTTCCTGACCTCCTCGTAAGCCATGCCAACACCCACTGGGCCAGCCTCACGAACAAGCAGGAAGGTGTCGGTGTATACCGCACCAAAGACTTTGCCGTCAGCGTGATAGAAGTCGCTGACGCCGCCAAAGCAGAAGCAGGCTGCGCTTACGCTTTCATGCTGCTTGGTACTCAACAATTGACCAGTAACACCGAGAAACACCACAGGCAGCGCCTTGGCCAGGCCTCGCAGCGCTCGGATTAGGCGCTGAGCATCACCTACTACTACGGCATCAATTACTGGCTGAGCGTCATTCTTCGCTTGATCGGTCATCACTGTGCTCCAGATGCAAGAAAGACCCACCGATATGGCGAGCCTCGAAATAGATTCAGCTCCAGCAGCACTCCCAGCTCAGAGCGATGGGTGTGGTGGAGCCGGAAACGAAAAAACCCGGCGCGAGGGCCGGGTTCAGGGTTTCGTGTGCGTTTCGCGTTACTTGTGCACTATGGGAAAAGTACCTGAAAAACCCCAACATGGCAATATGTTTATGCCGCGCAATCCTCTTTTTCTGCGTGAATGATCTGCCATACCGGCTGCTGAACGCGGATATCCACTTCCTCTATGGCCGCACGCAGGAAATTCCACGCTTCTTTCCAGTCACGATCCCATACCTTGGGCTCAAGGTGCATACCGTAGAGCTTGTGCATGCCTTCCGCGATACGAGCCGGACCCCATTGCGCACCGCCGTGAGCCTCTACCTTGTAGGACTGCAATGCCATCGTCACAAGACAATGCACTTTCGCCTCCTTGGCCTCGGTTAGCGCCGAAAAGTCCACGCAGCTCCAAACCAGCTTTTCTGCGTTGAGCACGTGAGCCAGGGTCATGCATGGGTGGTACAGGTAGTGTCCGAACTGTTGCTCTTGGAACGGGAGCGTGTCGATTGCGCGCAGTACTTTACCGATGGTGGCAAGGTGAGCGGCACGAGCTGTAGACCTCCCAACTGCTGCGCGCCGCGTCTCGCTGATACTGATCCGCTGCCCTGGTACCGAGAAGCTTGCGGCCTCTTCACCCTTTTCACTACCCAGCGCAGGGAACTTGGCGTCGCGCTTGCCGATGCGCCCGCCAGTCTTCACTGGTGCGGACTCTGCTTGGTCGATGGCCACAGCGCTGATCGACGCGTTCGATTCGTGCTGAGCCTCGGTCCAAACCTGCCTTGCGTTGATCAGTTTCATGCTGCGAGCTCCTTTTTCAGTTCTCTGGTCTTTGCGCGGTATTCGGCAGTGATGGCTTTCAGTTCGTCGACGGTGTGCTTGCGCGGCTCATGGTCGGATTCAAGCGCCTCAACTGCCTCGAGGCCGATGCGGGCGATCAGCCCGGTGCGGAACCCCTGCGAAACCGTCTCGCCCTTGCGCGCGAACCGCGAAGATCCTGCGTTGCAGCTTTTGCACTGAAGCCAGATATTGGTCGGCACCAGCCTCAGCTCTGGACGAGCGCCCTTCCCCATGAAATGCCCGGCATCGAACGCGCCGCCGGTCTTCCAGCCTTGGGCGTGCAGGATTGACTCCTGCGACTCGCCACAACTGATGCAGCCGCTGCCAATACTCAGCTCGTACGTGCGGCGGTAGTCGCGCACAGCTTTCTCTGCATCCTTGAGGTGGTCTGCGCGACTTTTAAGGGCCTCTTTGCGCACCTCGATGTCTCGGCGGTCGATGTCAGACAAGGCCTTGCGAGTGGTTTCCCGGCCCTTCTCCGACTGCCCGTGGGCAATGGCGCACTCGATCTCACCGCACACAGCCTGGGAGGTGCGTGCAGGCGTGAACATCACCCGGCAGATCGGGCAGCGCTTGCGACGCTGGCCGCTGGAGGTGAGTGGGGTTTTGCGCTGTAGTGGGGTGCGCTTCATGCGGGCACCGCCTGGGATTTCTGTTCGGCTGGGGCGAAGTCGCCGCGCAGGGGCATCAGGCTCGTTTCCGCGAATGGCAGGCGATCCCCTATTTCGACATGGGCACACCACCACCCCTTGCGCATGGCGGGAATTGGATGGCGCGCGCAGTTAAGGTTGTCGCCCGGGTTTATTACCTTGTAGAGCTCAACAACACTCCCTGCTGGGAGGATGCTCAAGCTGATCAGCGTAAGCGCCAGATCCCCCGGCTTGAAATTATGGCTCATCAGTAGCGCCCTCCCCACTTGTCCTGCTCGGTCCACTTCACGCCGTGCTCGGCGCCGAACGCCCCCATCAGCTCGAACAAATCGCTGAACCACTTCTGGGATTGCTTGCGCGTCGATACGCCCAGCACGACATAGCCGCCATCAATCCCCGGCACGACGTCTTGCTTCTGGAGTGCGGAGCTGAAGACGTGCTTCCAGTCTTCGTCGGAGAGCTTCTTGCCGTACCACTCGACCTGGCTGGATACGTCCTTGAGCATTGCCCACATCTTGCGGTTGCAGACGTCCGGGCGCTTCTCGTCCTTGATCACCACCATCTTCGGCTTGGTGAAGTCGGATGCGTGGAGGAAGCTCATCAGCCGGTTGACGTCGCGCTGGTCGCGGATTGCGAACTCGGTGCTCATGACTGGCCACCCGCATTGATCGGCGCCATCAGCGTAATTCCCGGGATCATGTTTGCGCGACGGATCAGGACATTGACGCGCTCGTGCGGCACACCAGTCGCATCAGAAACACCATTGCGGTGACCGTGCATGTAGGCTGCGTTCAGGCGCTGGGGCGGCAGCCCATCTTTGCCGCGCATGTAGCCTTGGACCATTTCCCAGTCGGCATCGGTGTAGCTTTCTGGTTTGGCGTATGTCATGACCGCCCCCCTGTCTTCTTGCTGACCTTCCCTTCAGCCTCAAGCTGGCGCATGGTCGCGCGCAGTGTCTTCAGGTCGTAGATGCGGATCAGCGCGCGGAGGCTCTTGTTGGCGATCGCGGCAAGCGCGCCCCCGACAACAAAGAGCATCGACGCGATTACCAGCAATCCGCCTACGATCATTGAGCCGTAACCGAGCCACAAAGCGATTGTGTTGAGAGTCATGACCGTTCTCCCTTGCCCATGGCGGTGTCGATTTCAGCATCAACGTCGGTCAGCGAGTTTTCCTTGGGGAACCAATCCTGAATCAGCCAGATGAAGGTTTGTTTGACTCGGATCCACCGATACCGCTCCGCATCTTTGCGCAGCGCCTCAACCTCACCCCTCAACACCGCGTTCTGCGCCTCATACGCCTCGTAGCCGGTCTTGAGGCCTGCGATTTCGGCCTTGAGATCGTCGCGCTCTGTTTCCACGCTCAATAGGTCGTTGGTTAATTGCTCGTTGATATCGCGCTCGGCATCAATCTCGACGGCAGACTGAGAGCGATCAACCCCGCGCATTTTTTCGAGCTCTCGACTGTAGTAGCCGGACAGTTTGTCCTTGCAGAGCGCGTAGTTGCGCAGAGCAAAGAACTGTCGCTTCAAAACCGCGTATTCCGTTGCCGGCACAGCGTTCAAGGATGCGGGCTGCTCGGCCACAGCCTTGTATTCCTCGCTCTCGGCGATCAGGGCCAGTACTGCGGCAGGGTTGGCGGCGGCGATGAACTTGGCGTTTTCTATCTGCTGGATTCCGTCAACGTCACCGCCTTCGCACAATTCCATCAGGTGCTTGGTGTATCCATCGACGTAGAAAAACAGGCAGTCCTGCTCGTAATCCCATTTTCCGGGCGTTGCAGCCTCGGCCAATGCCTTCAATTTTGAGTAATCGCTCATGCCGTCACCGCCATTGTGATCAGGACGCAGAACACGCCAATGCCAAAGCCTGCACAGGTGCAAGCGGCTCCAATTTGGAATTTGGTAGTCATGCTGCACCCCGTTGAGAAGTCCGAAATATTTGGCGATCGAGAAATGACTTCAGTGCCGTCTCGCAAATGGTTGGCTCGGGCATGAGGGTTAAGCGCTGGGCGTTTGCCTCGGCATGCGTTTCGCGGAGCACGCGCTCCATGTCTGAGCGGTCCGCGCGAACCAGGAACATTTCCTCCATGATTTCGCCGATTGGACGCACGTAATCCATGTCGTCCTTCTGCACTGAGAGCGACATGCGTGCCGCTGCTTCGGGGCTGACGTAATCACGCACCAGGCACTGGAGATCGATGGGGGAGATGTTGTGGTGCCAGCCGTTTGCGCCACGCATAAGGAGCCCGCAATTGAACAGCCCGCCACGGTCGGACTCAGGCAGCCCGATAAGAAACATGACCTCTTTGCCGGTCCGCGCCATGACTGCATCAGCCTTCTGGACTTCCTCGGGCGTTGGCTCCTTACCTTTCACTTCAAGGTAAATTCCCACGTTCGGCAACCAGAAGTCCGGGAGGTAGTAACCCTCGTCGACGCGGACAAGGTCCGGCTCGTATAGGTAGAAGATTCCGGACGCTTCCAAGAGGCGGGCCCACATAAGCTCGGTGTAGGAGCGAAGTCGGTAGCCGTTGTGGTGATAGATCGCTCTGCGCTCTCTCATCAGAAATTCACCTTCACGACGTTGTCTTGGCGGGCGTGGTTGGCCAGCGGAAGGAAGCGGGACTTGGCGCCCTGGAAGGCGGTCGGAACCATGCCAATTTCGCCATCCCGGTTTTTCCGGATCAGAATTTCGCCGATGCCTTTGTCCTGAGTGTTCGGGTGATAGACCTCGTCCCGGTACACGAACATGACGATGTCGGCGTCCTGCTCGATTGCGCCAGACTCACGCAGATCGCTGAGCACCGGGCGCTTGTCCGGGCGACCTTCACAGCCACGATTGAGCTGAGACAGGATGATCACCGGGCAGTCCAGTTCGCGAGCCAGCAGCTTGATCTGGCGGGACATGGCGGTGACGTCCTCGGTACGACCCTTGCCCTCGCCCTCGACAAGCCCGAGGTAATCAATCACCACAAGGCCGAGGCCGCCCATACGGTGCGACTGGCGCCGCGCAATTGAGCGGATGCGAGGCATGGTCATGACTGGCACGTCGGATACCGCTATCGGCGCATCACGGAGCCTGAGCACGGCAGCGTTCAGCTCGGTCACATAGTCGTTGCTGCATTCGCCGGTTTTCAGCGATGGGAGTGGGATGCCTCCGACAGCGGCGAGCAGGCGATCCATGAGCTGGGTCTTGCTCATTTCCAGGCTGATCACCAGAACCGGTTTTTTCTGGTTGATGGCCACGTCTGCTGCGATGTTCATTGCCAGGGTTGTCTTGCCCATTGCAGGACGCCCGGCAACTACGATCATCTGCCCGGACTTTAGCCCTTGAGTGAATCCATCCAGATCTGGAAGACCGGTCCCCAGTCCGTCGATGGTCACGCCCGCCGCAAATTTGTCGAGTCGATCCTGCAGAACCTCGACGTGCTCCGCGAGAATGTCACCGACCATCTGGCACTCACCGTCGCTGCCGCTGCTGTCCAGACCAAGCACGATTGATTGAGCTAGGGAAATCTTGTGCTCCACGCTCGCTTCTTCGTGCGCCACCTCGTTGATTCTTGCGGCGGCCGCTGACATCAGACGGCAAACGGCGCGCTCACGAATGATCTTCGCGTAGACCATCGCGTTCGCGACACTGGCCGTGTTTGATTGGATTTCGGCTGCATACGCCATGACACGTACACCACTCGCGAGCTCCGCGCGACGGTCGTTCAAGGTTACGATGTCGACTGGCTGGCCGTCGGCATGCATCTCCAGAATCAGGCGGTACAGCTCGGCGTTGTCATCCCACGAAAAGGCGTCAGCGGATAGCTGGTCGCTGAGCACATCGATCAGGTGAGGCTGGCAGAGCATGGCGCCAATCACGCCGTGCTCGGCTTCAAGGCTTCGAAGTTCCATCATTGGGATGCCTCCGATACTTCGCGAAAGACTGCGCGACTAACGAGGGCCTCAAGACGGGGCGCAACGTTAGCGCCGCGGAAGAACACCTGATTCCGGTTGTTTGCTTTCTGGAAGAACGGGAGCCAGAAGCCCTGCCCGCTCTGGTGAGCCGGCGACTCGTTCCAGCGCTCGGCGATCATGCTGCGCAAAACCTTGTCGCTCGCCACGGTGACGGCCGGCAGATTCGGGCAGACCTTGTGGTACAGGTCGATGATCTTGTCCACCGGGACACCGGCCTCGGACGCGCCGCTTGGGTTCTTCTTGAATTCACGGCCCAGCCAGTTGACCAGGAAGCGGCGCCAGTCCTTCTTCGGCTTGCTCCCGCTTGCCCATGCGGCGGCACGCTTGATCTCGGCCTCCACGTCAGTCGGTGAGTACGCTTCTGCCCACTTGGTGATCAGGGTGGCGTCGACTTCGAAATCTTCGCCATCGAACGAAACCAGCGCTGCCGGTTTTTCGATTTTGATTTCAGGCTGAGTGGGTTCAGCCCCCTGGGGGGCAGTAATCTGTTTCGTAGAAACAGTTACTAGGGGTTCTTTCTTTGTATAAAGAAGGGAGTCGTCGGATTTGGTCTGTCTCGCAATGCTGACGACACGGCCCGAATGATCCGAGTCGGACGATATGGTCTGATTCGGACATTCATTTTTTGTGTCGTAGAAGACCCATTCAGAAGGGTCGCTGATACCGATATCGCCACGGGCCCCGCCAACGCGGTAGAGAATCCGACGCTTGAGCAGATGGCTGATGGCCTTGGAAGCGACGTCAGGGTGAATGTTGGTCGCCTTGGATATCTCGGTAGCCTGGATGCGAGCTTCGGGCACATGGAAGCCTATGGTGGCTCTGGCTACGTACAGTGCAACCTTCAGCTCTCGGCCAGGCAGATCGACAACCATCAAGGCTTCGATGAGCTTGTTTTCCATCCGGGTGAAACCCCCGGTGATTTTGAGAGGAATGACATTGTTCATGGGCGAGCGCCTTTCGACGACGCCAGGAATGCCCGGAGCTGATCAAGGCATTCGCGCACGAGCTGGTTTTTGGATGGCTTGGAATACTGGAAGCGAATCTGATTCGCTGCGTGCATTGCTGCGGAAAGGTGAAAATCAATCCGCGACACGTTTTCAGATTCAGCAAATCGTGTCGCGACATTGGCTGGGGTATTGACGAGAGAAGATTGTGTATTCATTATTGCCTCGTTGATGTAGCAATGAACCGGGCCGTGAACCCGGTTTTTTTGTGCCTGTGATTTAGTGAATCTTCGAAGCGACAAGCGCTGCCCGATCAGCCATCGCTACTGCATGCGCAGCAAGAGAGCGGCAGAACGATTCGAAGGATTCGGCGTAAACATGGTCTTTCTGGTCAAACACGCCATCGGCGAAGACTCTCCCGCCAAGGCCGGCGACATGCCCGAAGCTCGTCGAGATGCCGGCGAAGACCTGCAACGCGTCGTCAACACCTGAGCCGATCTGTTTAACGGCCAGCAGGCCGTAACGACTCGACAACTCAACCAGGGCGCGGTCACGCCATGGCTGGTCCAGAGCTGCTACCCACGACTCTTCAACCCACGAAGGGATCTCGATGCGGTCGCCACTGTCATCAAGCCAGCGCTCCACGCGCTTGCTCCAAGCCTTGTAGGCCCGACCATAAGCCTGCATGTCCGCGGTTTTGATCATGTCTTGCAGATCAGGAAAGCCCTTTTCTTTGCAGCGTTCCGGAGCGCGGTCAAAAAGCTGGCGATTGAGCTGCTCGGCAAAACCGTCCTGGCTCATGCTCGTTCTCGCGATCATGTCGCGCGCGATGGCGACCAAGACCGCGTCGCGTGTTTCGTGTCGCAAGTTCGACGTTTCCATGGGGACTGCTCTCTTTTAATCTGGCTTCAATGGAGCGGCGGACGGAGATGTCAGGCAGCGGTTTTCTTTGGGTGCGCCTCGGCAAGCAGCCAGGCAGGTTCGAACGGCTTGCCATTGGCGGCCGCCAGTTCTGCAATTTTCTTGGCGTACTGGGTCTCGCCGGTGTACTCGGTGCGTGGCAATGCATCAGCAACAAGCCATTTGTAGATAGCTCGCGGGGTCTTCCCGCAGGCCAGTGCCACGGACGGAACACCACCAGCATCATCAATCGATTTCTTGAGCGGCCGCATAAGGCCTCCGAGTCAAATATGAACTTACGGTACATCTTATGTCGGAACTGAAAGTACATGCAAGTGCGTGAGAACATGAACCCATGGTTCAAATAGAAGAAATCCGCAATTCGTTCGTGGCGCGCTTGAAGCAGTCCCTGTCAGAGGCTGGGATTCCTGAGTGGGGCGCTGGCGTGCGCCTCGCAAAAATGGCGAAGGTGACCCCGAAGGCGTGTAGTAAGTGGCTCAACGGCGAATCCATGCCTGGGGGCGCCAAGATGCTTGCGTTGGCTACCGCTTTGAACGTTAGGGTCGAATGGTTGGAATACGGCCGAGGCGATATGCGTGAGTCAGCAGGTGCCGCGCCCGATCAGGGCCGCACTCCTCCGCGTAGCTTCGATCTCGAGGACGAGCCAGGCTACACCGGCGTTATGCAACTTACCGCTCGCGGATCCACGGGGGATGGCGAAGACAATCCCCACGTCGAGATTCGCGGCGTCATGGCGTTCAAGTCCGCATGGCTGCGTGCAAACAACCTAAGCCAGCGGCATCTTGATGTTATCTATGCCGACGGCCACAGCATGGAACCGACCATTAACGATGGTGACGTGCTGCTGATTGATGAGGCGAAAATCGAACCGAAGGACGGGCACGTTTTTGCGATGCAGAGCGCATCTAAGGGGACGATCGTGAAACGCTTGGTGAAGTCTGACTTCGATGGCTGGATCATCCGCAGCGACAACCCGGACAAGACTCGCTACGGCGATGAGACGCTGCGTGATGGGGAGATAAACGAGGTTCGAATCATTGGGCGTGTGGTTTGGCGCGGCGGCATGCTTTGAAACACTGAGGTTTTGTCATGGAATACAAAGCGAGTACGCAGGATTGGCCTTCTGATGATGTTGTAACTCATTTTCAATTCTGCGCCACTATGCAGCTGCGTACGCCTTTCAGGATTCTTGAAAGGCATGGTGAAACCTATTGGGATAGGACCAAGCGACCACCAATTATAACCAGGGAGGCATGGCAGGGCATATGGGTCCCTGGCACTGCTTTTTCTGATCGCATGGCAACAACCTCAATGATGGCTTCTGAAATAGGACCTATCCCCACAAATGGATCTGATTTCCACAGGTTTCTGCTCGTGATACGCCATATTGCTGAGACAACCGCGGGAGTTGAAAAGCGATATACAGCTATCTGCGCCGAATGTGAGCGCGATCCGTGGACGGAAATTGTAAATCGGTTGAAGGGTTCGACAAGCATTGCTGACCAATTTACTGGTCGAGTGCGCAAGACCTGACTGACATTCTGCGTAAATGAGCCCGCCACTGAGCGGGCTTTTTTACGCCCCCGATAAAAATATGTACTTTTGGTACTTGACCAATATGAACCGTTGGTACATATTCAACTCCATCGAGCCACTCCGCCGTGACTTGCCAGGGCCTCAAGGCCTGAACCGCTCTTTAGCTCCACCGCATCACCTTGCCGGATCACCACCGGCCCAGATTCAAAGGCAGCGATGAACCGGCCTCAACGGTTCAGAGGGTTGGCAACTGACCCGGGTGTGCAGCGTAAAGCACCGAAAGCAGTTATCCAGCGGGAGAACAAGCCGAAAGGCCCGCGGCTGGAGTGACATTTGATTCAAGCCGGTGACTGACGCCAGTAGCGGGTCACGGCGGAAAGCATCACTGAAGCCCGTTCAATGAGCGGGCTTTGGGATGACAACTAAGGAGCATCAGTGATGATCATCATCAAAGACGAGTTTATCGGCGGCGCACAGGTAAGCATGGAGATGGATAAGGACGCGGGTGAGCTGTTCGTTTTTCACTGCCCTCCCGGCCAGGGCTGCAAAGTCTACAAGTGGCCGCTGGACAGCTACCACATGCCAATTGCGATGGCGCACTACGAACAATGTTGCGAACTGGAAAAAGCGGCCTGACGGCCTATTCACTGATGCACCTGGTGACGGGTGCATTGGGAAAACAACCGAGGCAATGACCATGCTCAACATCAACGAAGCCGAACTGAAAAAGTCCATCGTGGCGAATGTCGCCGACCAGCTGCTGCGAGAGGATGAAGACCTCTCCGAGATGGTCGCGAAAGAGGTGAAAAAACGCATCGACAAAATCTTCGACGAGCGCGTGACGTCGCAGATTCAGAAAGCGATCGACGAAACAATCAATGGCTCGTTTGAGCGTGAATATCGCCGGGTGAATCAGTGGGGCGATCAGGAAGGCCCTGCCACCACTCTGCGCAAAGAGCTGGAAAGGACGCTTTTCAAAATCAAAAGCCTTCAAGACCAAGGCAAGGTTGAGAAGCCGTATTGACCAACCAGCGCCACGTCCGCCTGACGAAAACTGCCCTTATGCAGCGATGGTTGAGAGCGTGGGTGGTCACGCTGAAAGCTGCCTTGAACCCACCCGATCCTCTCTGAGAGAGCGCACAGCCTGGAGGACTCATGAAAAAACAGCGCCTTGTTTATGGAGTTGGCCTGAACGATGTCCCGATGTCGGCGGGCCGTGCGGAAGGCAATAAATTCAAGCATGACCCGATTTACGCTCGCTGGTCCGACATGCTTATGCGGTGCTACTCGGCGCGGTACCAGGCCAAGTATCCGACCTATGCCGGATGCACAGTTGTCGAAGAATGGAAGAGCTTCGCCGCATTCAAAGGCTGGATGGTCACTCAGCGCTGGCAGGGGATGCACCTCGACAAAGACTTTCTGGTGCCCGGCAACCGGATATACGGACCGAATACGTGTGCATTCATCCCGCAGTGGCTGAACCTTTTCTTCGGCACCAACCAAGCAACACGGGGTGAGTGGCCGATAGGCGTTGCATGGGTCAACTGCAAGTGCGACAGAAAGTTTGCCGCATCCCTGAATGTCGATGGCTTGCGTGTGACCCTGGGCAGGTTCCACACCCCAGAAGAAGCGAATCAGGCCTATCGAGAAGCTAAGCACCGAGAGCTGCTAAAGCGCATTGAGCAATACAAGGCTTGTGACTCTCCTGATCCGCGCGTTATCAGCGCCTTGAGTGATCGAGCAAGAGAGCTGCTTGCCAACGAATTGGTCGGCTTCCAGTAGCGACCATAGATGCGGACGAAACTGCGGCCTATAACCGCCCACCTGCATCACCCAACCCAACCGGAGATCACCATGCTCCTACTGTTCCTGATCGGCGCAGCGCTCAGCCATGCGCGGCCAGAACCGCCTCCTGAAAGCGGCCTGCCAACCGGTCCATTGCGCTTGCATCGTGAGCGCTGGCGTTCTCGACCGGGGCTATCGGCGTTCTGGCGCTGATGGCCCCGCCCCAATCCTCGACTCAGAGAAACAACTGCATCTGTGAAAGCCCGGGCAAAGCTCGGGCTTTTTTACGCGCCTCTACCCGTCAGCACTCCTCCCCCGCGCCCATCGACAAACAGCGGGAGGAAGGAGTGTTGACGAGTGCAGGCGAAACAAAAAACCGGAAAGGATAAGCCCATGAAAACGTACACCTCTGAGCAACTTGCCGAAATCCTCGGAAAACACCGTTCCTGGCTGCGGGGTGAAGAAGGTGGCGAACGCGCCAACCTGAGCGGCGCCGACCTGAGCGGCACCTACCTGCGCGGCGCCAACCTGAGCGGCGCCGACCTGCGCGGCACCTACCTGCGCGGCGCCGACCTGAGCGGCACCTACCTGCGCGGCGCCAACCTGAGCGGCGCCGACCTGAGCGGCACCTACCTGAGCGACGCCAACCTGAGCGGCGCCGACCTGAGCGATCTGTCCAGCATCTGGGGGGCATCAGGTAACTGCTGTGAAGTGAAAGCCATTCAGTGCGACCACTGGCCAGTCACGTACACCGCCGAGCGCATGCAGATCGGCTGCCAATTCCACACGCTGACTGAGTGGTGGGCATTCACCGAAGACGAAATCGGCCGCATGGACGGCAAGGCCCTGGGCTGGTGGAAGGTCTGGAAACCGATTCTGAAAAACATCATTGAGTTGTCGCCAGCCGTCCCTTGTGGCGCAGCGCCATAGCCTGAAATCGCCGCCTAACCTGGCGAACCAACGAATGGAGAGAGTCATGAGCGATTCATTCCAAAGCAAAAACATCGTCAAGGCGCGAAGCCCTCACAGCTGCGAATGCTGTCGCCGGACCATCAACCCCTGCGAGCACTACATCAACATTGCCGGGAAGTGGGATGGCGATTTTTACGCAGTCAAGACCTGCATGGGCTGCGACAGCCTAATGGACTTGATCTGGCAATTCGACGCGGATCACGGCGGATGGCTTTCCGATGACGGCCTTCCGTTCCACGAAGTAATCGAAATTGGTGAAGAGTTCGGCCTGATTTGTAGGATTCCAGATCGGCCAGCTTGTATCGCCGCCCGTTTCGCCTAACCCCAAACACTGGAGGTCGCCATGAGCGATTGGATCAAGGTCAGCGATTCGCTGCCAGAGTCGCCAGCAGATGTTCAGGTCTACTGCGCAGATACGAAAGAGCAGTTCGTTGCATTCCATGACAAGGCGCGCAAGCAGTTCACCTACGCCATGGACCACGAAGGCAACAGCATCGGCTGCCTTCCAACGCACTGGAAGCCGCTCGGCCCAAACCCGGAACAGTAAATCCACACTGGAGGCGACCATGAACGCAGCACTGATTGCTCAGTTGAACTACGAAAACCGTCAGCCGCCTCCAGTGAGCGAAAGCCCTCGGGAAGATGCTCGGGCCGAATGGCTGTACAACGCCGCCGAGGACTTGCTCCGAGGCTGTGGCGTGTCCTTCCAGCGCCGCATGCACAAGCCGCAGGGCGTCACCGCTGAGCAGTTCGCTCTGGCGGTCGATGAGCACGTGAACGCTCGGCTGGCTGGCTGCGAGATACACACTTCAGCGCTGGGCTGGTTGGTCATCACCGCCGGGCGCGGCCAAGTGGACAAGGTGGCCGCCGCCGAACTGCTGGGCGACAGCGATCACCCGCTGGGCAAGCTTGGCGAGATTGCCGAGGTGCTGCTGAAGCCGCTGGCCAATGACGCACTGATCGCCAAAGCCGAGGACGACGAATTATGAGCGTCCAGCAAGCAGTAGCCGGCATCGAGTATGAGATAGCGAAAATCTCTCGCTCTCACACGCCGGTGGCCGACCGAACGTTTGTGATGGGGATGATCGAGCTGGCGGAAGTCGCCGACCTGATCAACCGCGCCACTGCAAACCGTTACCGCGATGCGCTCGACGTGAAGTTCTGCGAGCGCAACGACTTCCTGAAGAGGGCTGCCGCATGACCACCACACCGGTTAAATCGCTGATCGACGAGCAGATTGACGAGCTGCCCTCAGATCGCATGATCCTCGCGTTCACCCACACCAAGTGGCTGGGCGCCCTGTCGCTGGCTCATGACGCTGGCATCCCGAATGTTCACGCTTGGAGCGGCCGGGCTTGCCTGTGCGGTGAGTGGACTGTCGCTTATGAGGTGAAGGCTTGAGCTTTTACGAGGACAACGTTGAGGACGGCAGCCACTGCATGAGCTGCTTCGAGCTCATCGGTGAGGATGTTGGGCATCCGCGTTGCTGCCGAAATTGCGGCGGCGAAGGAAGCGAGCCGAACCCCGAGGGCCACAAAAAGCGCATGAAGGCAGAAGCCATGCAGCGCTTTGATGGTTGGCTGGCCCGTACCGGCATTGCCCACAAGAAGCACAACAACGGTTATCACGTCGTGCTGACGCTTCCAGATGGGCGAATGATCGACTGCTGGCCCAGCACAAAGAAATGGCAGCTCCGTGGCCAGCGCATGAGCCGTAACGGCAAGGCGCTGCATGAGTTGGTGCTACAGCAGTTGAGGCCGTGGCCATGACCTCCTACCAGCGCGCCAAACGCCTCTACCTCTGGCGAGGCTCGGACATCGTTCTTTTCGGCACCACCTTCGTGATGGTGCTCAGCGCACTCGCTGACCGCGTTACCCAATAACCCAGACCTTCAAACGCTGCGCGCATCGCGGCAAGGATCTCGTATGTCCGCACAACAGCAAGTCATGACCATCGACGACATCAGCGCCGATAACGCGCCAACGATTTACGTCACCGGCGGCCTTGGCCAGTTCTTCGACGCAGTGTCCGCCGAAGTCACCGCAGAGGTTCCCGACCTGACCACCCGCAAGGGCCGCGAGCGCATCGCCTCGCTGGCCGCAAAGGTCAGCAAGTCGAAGACTGCAGTTGAAAAGCCGGGTCGCGACTACCTGAAGCGTTTAAAGGAAATGCCGAAGGTCGTGGAAGCCGAGTTGCGCGAGTTCGTCACCAAGATGGACGCGCTGCGTGATGCGACTCGCCAGCCGCTGACGGACTGGGAAAAGGCCGAAGACGCCCGCGTCGACAAACACAACGACGGCATTCAGCGCATCAAGGACATGGCGCGCTTCGAAGAAACGCCAACCGCTGCGCACGTCGCCCAGGTCATCGCCGATCTGGAACTGGTTGCAATCGACAAAGACTGGGAAGAGTTTTTGCCAGAAGCCGCTGAAGCGAAAGACCAATCCCTCGCGAAGCTGCGCACCCTGCTCACGGAGCGCACCAAGTACGAAGCCGAACAGGCTGAACTGGTCCGGTTGCGCGCCGAGGCTGAAGCGCAGGCGCAGCGTGACCGTGACGCCGAAATCGCTCGAGTTGCCGCAGAGCGGGCAAGCCGCGAAGCCGAAGAGCGCGCCCAAGCGGAGCGGGACGCCGCCGCACGCCGCGAACAGGAACTGATTGATCAGGCGGCGGCAGCGCAACGCGCCACCGAACAAGCTGCTCGCGACGCCGAGGCAGCCGCCGAACGTCAGCGCCTTCAGTTGCAGTTGCAAGCCGAACAGGCGGAACGGGCTGCCGAGCAGGCTGAATCCAACCGTCTCGCCGCCGAGCAACGTGCCGAGCAGGAGCGCATCGACGCCGAGCGGCGCCAGACTGAAGCAGTTGAGCGGGCACGACTGGCCGAAGTCGCGCGGGCCAACGCCGCAGCAGACGAAATCCTTCGCCAAGCAAAAGCCCGCGAAGACGACCTTGAGCACAAGAAGGCAATCAATCGCGCCGCCCTTGACGCCTTCATCGCCGGCGGCATGCCTGAGGCGTGCGCCAAGCAGGCTGTGACGCTGATCGCACAGCGCAAGATTCCAGCCGTCGCCATTTCCTACTGAGGTAGCCAGTATGTCCACCGAAATCATCATGCCGCTGGAGCGCGATCGCCAAATGGCCGCCCATCCAGCGCAAGAAATCAGCATGTTGTCGACCATTAGCCGGCTTGCCCTTGATCCTCGCTGTGACATGGACAAGCTGGAACGCCTGATCAAGCTTCAGGATCGGATGGAAGCCAAAACCGCGCTCGAGGCCTTCAACGCCGCTTTCGCTGAAATGCAGTGCGAAATGCCTTCGGTTGAGAAACGCACCGAGAACACGCACACGAAGAAGATGTACGCCGACCTCGACGACATCAACTACGCAGTGCGCCCGGTCATGGCCAAGTTTGGCTTTGGTGTGTCATTCAAGATCGTCAACCAGGCCAATGGCGTCAGCATCACCGGCATCCTGATGCATAAAGCCGGTCACCGCGAAGAAACGACCATGATCCTGCCTCTTGATACAGGCGCAGGGCGCAGTGCTGTTCAATCGGTTGGTTCGACCACGACGTATGGAAAGCGGTATGTGATGTGCGCCCTGCTGAACATTACCAGCGGAGACGACAACGACAACGACGGATATGTCGAGTCATCTGAACAACTGGTCACGCCTGCCCAGGCGCGACAGATTCAGGCGCTGCTGGATAAATGCAGCGAGGCTGTCCACGCCAACTTCGAGAAAATGTATGGCGACCCCGGACAGATAGCTAAGCCCGCATTCGATGGCGTCGTGGCAGGTCTGAACAACTCAATCTCAAGAGCGGCCAAAGCGGCGCAGCAGGCGGGGTAAACGAACATGCAAATCATCACCGAAGTTAAGCAGGGTTCGCCAGAGTGGCTGGCACTACGCCTAGGCATCGCAACTTGTTCGGAGCTGGACTGCCTGCTGGTAGAGGGCAAAGGTGAGGCTGGCTTTGGCGTGGGCGCCTTCACATATATGAACACACTGATCGGTGAGCGCATCACTGGCGAAGCTGCCGACCCTTTCCAGGGAAACCGACACACTGAGCGCGGCCATGAGTGGGAGGGTGTAGGCCGAAACCTATACGAGCAGCGCGAGGAAGTAAAAACCACCCAGGTGGCAATTATCCTCAATCACGGCATTGGTTATTCGCCTGATTCGCTGGTAGGCGACAAGGGGCTGACGGAAATCAAAACCAAGCTCCCTAAATTTCAGGTCGATGTAATCCTCTCTGACAAAATTCCAAAGGAACACGTCGCGCAGTGCCAGGGCGGCCTGTGGGTATCGGAGCGCGAGTGGATCGACTTTGTTTGCTACTGGCCTGGAATGCCGCTGTTCATCAAGCGCGCCTACCGGGACGAAGTGATGATCCGCAAGCTCGGTGAACGCGTGAAAACGTTCTACGAGATTCTTGATGAGCGCATGAACAAAGTACTGGGGATCGCAGCATGAGATGGGACGCCCACAAGGCCGAAGAGCCGGCCATTGCCCAAGCCCTGCATCAGTTCACTGACGCTGGGATCTTCGCCGCGTCGAAGGCGCTGCGGCGCTCCACCCGCTCTCTCAACCGAATCGCCATCGAGCATGGCGTCGAGTTCTCGACACCCACCGCCAAGACAATGGATGCCCGCCGCCAAGTGAGGGACTCAATGATCGCTCAGGTCAAAGCGCTGGCCGGCACTCGGTCCCAAGCTGAGATCTGCGCGGCGCTGGGAATCACCCGGGCCGTGCTGCGCGAGCTCGCCGAGATTCACCACATCAACATCAACAGTCGCTCGAAAGGAGACTGACATGGACCCGGCTATCGAAAAAAGCACCGAGCGGCAAAGTGAGCTTGATGTCGCAAAGGCTGCGTTCTTCGCGGCCAACGGATCGATCCAGCACATCCCGCGCGGCGTCGGTAAAGACAGTCTTCTTCCGCCAGATGTGCCGCCGCCACGTTACGGCTACGGGCGGATCGCACCGGCCAAATCAAAGCGTGGCCGGATCATCAATTCGGCGGAGAAAGAGGCCTTGGCCGTTCGGCTGATGGAATGCAAGGCGGCCGGCATGTCTCGGTACGGGGCGAGCAAGCATCTGGAGATCAGCGAAACGCTCTGCCGCAAGCTGATCAATCAATTCGACCTCAACTTCCCGGCGACAGGCTGATGCGCAGAATGGTCCGCATCCAGCAACGCAAACGACAAGCCTGGCTGGGAATCCCGGCCAGCGGCATTGAAGAGGTAGGCCATGGCAGCCGCGCAGAAAGATCGATCAGCAAAGACTGCGGCGAGGCGAAAGACTCGCGGCGAGGAAGAAATCAGACTGCATTGCATGGCCGGAACCCGCCAAGCACTGGCTGAGCTGATGGCCTGGAGCGGCATCGAGGAACAGGGCGAAGCGATCACGCTGATGATTCACCATCTGCATGGGCTTGGCCCGGGTGGCGCGCTGCCGCTGCTCACTCCGCCGCGACACAAAATCACGATTTCCGATTCGTGCCGCGCGAAGCTTGAGATCGCCTACCGACGCGAAGAGTTGCGCATCTGTCACGACGAATAACCCCCTCTTCTTTATGAATCACGCCAGTCGACGAGCCGGTTATCGCACCGAGTTCTCGCTGCTCATATACCTCGCCAACTCAATGATCTGCCGCAAGCAAATGACGACCTCCAGCTTCTGCTTGTCGTCGGGAATACCCAACCGCTTCAGCATCCTTTGAGCGTCTTCCTCGATCGCCGCGAGAGCGTCGATATCGCTTTGCAATCTCATGTTGGCCTCCTGCCAGTTTGAATTCGAGATTCATATAAACCACAAAATCACTTCACGCCAGCCGGCGAGGACCACGCATGGAAATCACTTACGGCTCGGTCTGCTCAGGGATCGAGGCGGCAACACTAGCTTGGAAGCCTCTCGGCATGCGCGCTACCTGGTTCGCCGAGATCGAAGCGTTCCCCAGCGCGGTGCTGGCCCACCACTACCCCAACACTCCGAACTTCGGCGATATGACAAAGCTCGGAGCCTTGGTCCTGGCCGGCAAGATTCCTGCACCCGATGTTCTTGTCGGCGGAACACCTTGCCAAGCCTTCAGCGTCGCCGGCATGCGCCAAGGTCTACTCGACCCGCGCGGCGCCCTCACCATCAAATACGTGGAGCTCGCAGATGCAGTTGACTATGTTCGAGCAGGCCAGCGAAAGCCGCCCTGCGTCATCGTCTGGGAAAACGTCCCCGGCGTCCTCAGCGACAAAGGCAACGCCTTCGGATGCTTTCTTGGCGCGCTTGCTGGGGAAGACTGCGAGCTGCAGCCTCCAGGGAAAAAATGGCAGGACGCTGGTTGTGTGTATGGACCCAAAAGAACAATCGCATGGCGGATCTTGGACGCCCAATATTTCGGCCTGGCCCAACGACGCCGCCGTGTGTTCGTTGTCGCAAGTGCTCGAGACGGATTCGATCCCACCGAGGTACTTTTTGAGCGAGAAGGCATGCGCAGGGATTCTGCGCCGCGCCGAGGCCAGGGGCAGGACGTTACCGGAACAGCTCCTTTCGGCCCTGCGCTCCAGTGCGGATGTGGATCCGTCTTCGCTGAATCGCTAGGCCAATACGGCTGCCCGAACTGCGAAGGTGATGAAGGACCCGCGGTTGATATGTTCGGCGGCATCCCGGCATTCGGCGGGCATAGCCTGGGCGGATCGATCGAGAGATCAGCGACGCTCACCGCCAAAGACAGCCGACTCGACATCGAAAGCGAGACCTTCTTTATGCAGAGCTTCGTGGCCGACGATTACAAGGAGGGAACATTCTCCGTCTCAGATGTATCCAGGCCACTCACCACTAGCGCCGACAGGTCGCGCGCCGCGCCTTTAGTCGCTGATATTTCGCCAACCCTTCGCTCCGGAAACATGCGTAACAACAGCAATCCAGCGACGGAGATTTCCATGTTGGTAGGCGGCTCAGCAGTGCGCCGCCTCACTCCCGTCGAGTGCGAGCGCCTACAGGGCATGGCCGACGACTACACCATGATCCCCTGGCGCGGCAAGCCAGCCAGCGAATGCCCGGACGGCCCCCGCTACAAGGCGATCGGCAACAGCAAGGCTGTCACCGTCGTTCGCTGGATCGGCCAGCGGATCGTTCGCCAGATCACACCCAGCCCGTACTGATGATTGCTTCAACCAATCGAACACCGGCGGCAATCAGGTCAAGCAGCTTTATCAGATATTTCATTCGGGCTTCCTCGGCAGACCCGGAGCCAGGATTGGCTTCGTAGTCTATACGTGCCCAATTAGCCAGAGCCCGCCCCGCTGTTCCTCTTGGGCTTTTTCCAACTCAACCACTCCACCGCCCGGGCATGACCCGGATAGGACGCCCCATGCCCACAGAAAACAAAATCGCTGAGCCGGTGCCGAGCTTAGCAACCGGTCACCATCTCGACGCTGCGACTTGGTCTGACTTCGTCCAGCGCCTGCGCCATGACTGCAAGGGGAAGCGGGTCCACGATCATTGCACCGCAGATGCCATCTTCATTGTCGAAGCCCGCCGCATCGTCGCCGGACTGGACATGGACTACACCGACAAGCGCCTGGTGTATTGGGACAGCGGCGAGTCAGTGGCGTACTCGGTAAAGGAATACTGGGATGGCCTGTCCAGCTACCAGAAAAGCCAGCTCAATAAAAAGATGCAGGCCTGGTCTGAATGCCAGTTCATGAAAGCCAGCGAAGACGATCAGTGGTATGTGCTCGGTGAGCTGGCGGAACACTCCGTGACCGGCTGGGATGATCGCTGGGAATACATCAACGCCCACTTCACCCACGCTGCCGCCGAAGCATTCATCAAGCGCAAGAAGCACGACTACCGCGATGGGATGCGGGTCTACGTCGAATCGCAGTACTACGCGTGGGAGTTCAACGCCATCAAGGAAGCGATCCTCGACGGCACGCTGACGTTCACGCCGAAGCCGGCTGTGAATGCCCATGATCTGGTAACGAGGGAGGCTGTATGACAACCAACCAAACGATTAGCTTCCCGCGAGAGCTGAGCGATGAGTTGGGCGAGCTGATCGCCGAGAAGGCCAGGGTCTGTGGTGGCGGTGCGTTCGATATCTGGGAGGCGATCTGCGAGCAATTCGGAACGCCTGGCTTACGGCCGCGCGGAAACCCAGAAGGCAAGCGCGAATATTTTGAAAAGTGGGTAATGGCGACCAATCACCCCGTGTTCGGCTTTCTGGATGGCCGATCCCTGGCCCGTGGCGATGATCGCACCGGTTACGCCGATGAGTATGTGCAGGGTCTGTGGGTTGCGTATCTGGCGCTCGGCGTCGAGCAGCCCGCGCCGATAGCGCTGGCATCCCGCGAAGAGTCGATAGCCTGGCTCAAGCGTATCGATGGCATCGGGCAAGCGCGCGCCGAATTGATCTACTCGATGGGCTTCCGCCGCCACACCGAAGTGCCCCAATCCTGAAAGGAGTACATCCGTACTCCTCTCGCAAAACCTGTAACCCCCCCCTTCAAAGTCAGCCGCTATAGCGGCAAAGGAATCGCTATGCCAGAAGAAACTGTTTTGCCCGTCGCGTCGGCCGAACCTGAATACGCCTACTCCGCCAATGGCGAAGACTGGGTGTCTGACTGGTGCTCGTTCCTCGATCAGAACGACGAACTGGAAGTGGGTGATGAATGTCAGCGGGGCCTGATGGTTTACGGGGACCCCGCCGAATTCGTGGACGCGGACGCCGTGATCGACTCTATGGCCGACAACGCCCATTCAAGCGACCTCGGGGAATGGGCTGATGACTTCCCGGACGTCAGTGCTGAAGCAAAGGCCGAGCTGGAGGATTTGCTTGATGCCTGGGCCCGGAAGAACTGCGATTGCAGCTTCTACCGCGTCAAGGACATCGAGAAATTCAAGATCGCTCACGAAGATTTGGAGCTGCGGGACGAGGTGACGCCATGATCATCCCAGTCTCTGCCCTCGCCTACATGGCCTGGCTCATCTATTCGGGGCCGCGGTGATGACCCACCAACCGAAAGGCGGCATGTGCTCCACCTGCGCCCACGCACACCGCAATTGCAGCCACCTCCCCTTCAGCACAATGCCGCCGCTTTCTCGCGACGGCCAGACCGTGATCGTCCGCTGCACTGACTTCCAACGCCGCAAGTGACCCCTCTTCCACCTACCAGCCTGCCGAAGCCTGAAAGCCCCTTATACGGGGCAATAGGCGTCAGTACGCCTCATATACGAATCATTAATCACAGCCTGCCGGTGTACGGCGGGCGCGCACCTGGAAAACACTCATGACCATTACTGCACCGGTCATCCGCTACCACGGTGCCAAGTTTCGGCTTGCGCCGTGGGTGTTGCAACACTTCCCGCCGCACACTTGCTACGTCGAATCCTTCGGCGGCGCCGCCGGCGTTCTGATGCAAAAACCTCGTTCCTACGCCGAGGTCTACAACGACCTGGACGGCGACATCGTGAACCTGTTCCGCGTTTTACAGGATCCAGTTACGCGATCGGGACTCACCGAGCGCCTGGTCTTCACGCCCTATTCCCGCGAAGAGTTCGAATTGTCGTGGGAGCCCAGCGCAGAGCCGATTGAGCGAGCGCGACGGACGATCATCCGCGCTCAGATGGGCTTCGGATCGGCCGGTGCAACGAAAGGGGTTACCGGTTTCCGCATAGACACCAAACGGCAGTACGGCACGGCGCAATCGCTGTGGGCCACGTATCCGGAGCAACTTGCCGAAGTTGGCCAGCGCCTGAGCGGCGTGCTGATCGAGAACCGCCCGGCGATCGAGGTCATCACCGCTCATGACGGTCCGCAGACGTTGCACTACGTCGACCCACCCTACGTGCATGACACCAGATACAAAGGCGCGTCGAGCGGTCGGTACTACAGGCATGAAATGGACGACGCAGCGCACCGCGAATTGCTTGGTACTTTGCTCGAGCTAGAAGGAATGGTCGTGCTTTCGGGATATCCGAGCGAACTGTATGCAGAGCTCCTACCTGGCTGGGCCAGCTACAGCACATCGGCGCGCATTAGCGCCGGGCGCGGCACCGCCAATCGAACCGAATGCATCTGGCTGAATCCGGCCTGCGTTGATCGAGTCAGCCAGATTGGCTTGGATCTCGGCGAACGAGCATAAACCTTTCACCACCTTCTGCCGCCACGCGCGGCATGGAGCACTTATGTCCAATCGAAGCGCGGCCCAGGTCGCGCCCATCCTCCCGCGCTTCATTCGCGCTGGAGAGGCTTACGGCTATCTCGGCATGTGCCGGGATGAATTCAACAAAACGGTCAGGCCAAACGTTCGGGAATTCCCGATCGGGAAACAGGGCATCGGCTTTGATCGGCTCGAGCTCGACGCGTGGGCAGATGCCTACGTCGAGTCAATGGCAATTGAAAAGGCGGCCAATCAGGACAACAATCGGCCTCGCAGCGAGCGCCAACAAGGAATAGATCCATGGCGCGAAAAACAATCTCAGGGCTCTATGAAAAAGGCGGTATCTGGCAAATCGACAAGGTCTTCCGGGGCCAGCGATTTCGCGAAAGCACTGGAACTGGTGACCGGCAAGAAGCCGAGCAGTACCTGATCCACCGGCTGGAGCAGCTACGACAGGAAAAGGTATACGGCGCGCGGCAGGTTCGGACGTTTGCTCATGCGGCGGCGCGCTTCCTGACTGAATTCAGGGATCAGCCATCGATCAAGCTGTCTGCGCACCACTTGTCTCAGCTGATTGAGTTCGTCGGGGAAGTGCCGCTGACTCACATTGATGACCAAGCGCTTGCGCCTTTTATTAAAGATCGGTTGGCGGAGAAGCAACTTGAAAATGGCAAGGTGAAGAAAGGCGTCACCAACAGAACGGTAAATATATCGATTGAGCGGGTGGTTCGGGTTTTGTCGTTGTGTGCCAGGAAATGGCGAGATGATGAGATGCGGCCGTGGCTGGATAGCGTGCCGATGCTCACAAAGCTTGAAGAGAAGAAATCGAGCAGGAAGCCCTACCCTATGTCTTGGGGAGAGCAGTCGATTCTTTTTGGAGAGCTCCCGTCACACCTGCAAAAGATGGCCCTGTTCAAGGTAAACACCGGTTGTCGAGAGCAAGAGGTCTGCAAGCTGAGGTGGGAGTGGGAGATTTCAGTGCCGGAGATCGGCGCGAGCGTGTTCCTAATCCCCTCTGATTTCGGCGGCAGGAATGAGCGGTCTGGAGTGAAGAACGGCGACGAGCGCCTGGTTGTGCTGAATAGCGTAGCGATGTCGATTATCGAGCAGCAGCGCGGCATCAGTGCCGACTGGGTGTTTCCTTACAAAGGCAACGCCATGCACAGGATGAACGACTCGGCTTGGAAGAAAGCGCGGGTGAGAGCGGCGAAACTCTGGCAGGAGGAAAACCTTCTCCCCGCTCACCCAGGCTACCTATCAATCCGCGTGCACGATCTTAAGCACACGTTCGGCCGCAGGCTGCGCGCAGCGGGTGTAACTGAAGAAGATCGCAAGGCCTTGCTCGGCCATAAGAACGGCAGCATCACCAGTCACTATTCGGGCGCGGAGCTCGGGCATCTGATTGAAGCTGCGAACATGGTATCAGCCACCGATTCACGTGGACCGGTACTGACAATTTTGAAAAGGAGGCAGGCATGA